CATGATTCCGTTAAAGCATCACCATGCTTCGGCCAGTCACCATCCCAGAAGCCGCAACCGTGACCCTGACGTGTCAACCAGAAATCATGACCAGCGGACTCGTAACCGTCCTCCGAGTCATCGATCAGTTCACCATTCTTCTCGACGAACTTCGCACAGTCGCGCTTAATAGCCGCCCACGCTCCTGCTTCAAACGGACAGTCCGCGATTACAAAACCGAGATCCTGATAAGACGCATCAGTATCCTCACCGTTAAACTTGCCCGGACCTTCTGCCCAGAGCAGGCACTCGACGTAACCCCTAACGAACGCATCCATTTGCTGTTCCTCTCTCAACCACTGAGTCATCAGCAGACTGTTGGCCATACGATAATCGAAAAACGCCTCTTCCATCGCATAGTGCGCTTCACGAAGCGGCTTGTAATTGCCGGTCTTTTTGCACTTGCGTGCTATCGGCTTGCAAGCGTCGCGCGCTGCGAGCCATTTCCGCCGGTATTCATTGACGAGTTCTTCAGTCACTTCCTGTCGATATAAGGTCGTCATCAGTTTCTTCCTCAGCCGCTTCGGCTTCCTTGGATTCATACCACGAACCCCACGAGCACACCACGAACTCATCCTCGCCGTGATCGTACAACAACGTCGTGTCGTAAGTATCACCGAGGTTGACATACGACGCCTTGCCGTAAGCGCAGTCATCAACAAACCCAAGACCTTCAACACCGTGCCCGCCTATAATTTCATTAGCAGCTTCCATACGTCGTTCACAGTCCCACGGCTCGTTGTAGCACTGCGCAACCCACTTTTTAACAGACGGGAATCCGTCAGGGTTAAGCTCACCATCTACAAGTAGGGCGAGTATGTACGCCTGCCAAGGCTCGATGCCTTTAATTTCACAAGCACTTTTTTCGAACGCTTCAAATTCTTCGGGTGTCATTTTGTTTCTCCCTTCAATGGGTTTGAAAATCGCAACCCCCACTAGCAAGGGTTATCGATATAACGCTCATTGAGCGATCCGTTGTCGCTCCACCGTTTTACCTCCGCAGCGTCTGGCCATTCATCTTGCATGAAGAACGCCATCAGCTTCGGAGATTTCTCCAGTGTGGTCTTAATGTTTTTGAGCGACACGTGCCTGTACATCAGATGACCAAGATTGAAGCCCAACACGTAAACACCGAACATCGGCTCAACGTATTCCTCACCGACGCCGTTCTTGAACACGCGAGTCATCACGCGCCCGTACTGTGTTTCCTCACGTTTGTCATCAGTGTAGAATTCAATCAACACATTCGGCTGCACATGCATGGTAGCCGCATAAAGGCAGCTATAATCAAACCAAAGGTACTCTTTACCGTCCTCCGAGGTATAGACCTCCCACAATGTGTCGTAGTTCTTACCGCTGGAATGCGGTACGAAATACCACTCGCCGTCATCGCAGCCGAGGTAACCTTTAACCCATTCCCCCTTGCAAGAAATTTTCGCCGGTACACTGAAAGCCGTATCTGGCGCACCAGTCGTATGAGCCGTAAACAACCGCTCACTACCCGGCTTGTCCCGCACGAGCGGGACGTTCGTGACTTTCTGCAAAGTACCCCACGCGCCTATCCGCGTGACTACCTGCTCGGATTTATTACTCGTCATCACCAAACCTTTCAATCAACGCTTCCCGCATGTCCTCGGAGGCTTTGCAGAGGATGTTATCCTCATCCCGCTGCGACTTGTACGACCAGTCACAACCGAGAATCACGTTCCCCTCACAATTAAGGTACACGTCGCCCTCTTCAACACGACCATCGCAGTATTCAAACGACTCAGGTTCTAATTTCCGATAATCGAAGTGCCCCTCCATACGACCTTCCGCGACCAGATTCTCGGGATACGTAGCCTCCTCGGGGAACCTACGTTTAAAGAACGCCAAACCATCAAGCAACGTTGTATCGTAAGCACTGTCATCGCTGTGATAGCCGTCATTAGAAACTACTACCTGCGTGACTTCGTTATCATCGCAATATGCAAACCAACGCAGGCACGCTATAACGAACTCTTCTGAAATTGCTTTACCGTTGGTAGCAATATAAAAACCACCAACACCGATTTCAAAATCTTTGCACAATTTCAACGCCTGCTCCATAATCGTCACATTCAACGAGGGCTCGCCGCCGGTAAACGTGAGGTTGGAGATGTAACGCACTTGCGTAAGTAGCGCACGTAGATCACGGTATTCCAGATCCATATTTTCGGCATCGCCGCGCAGACAATGGCTACACACCATGTTGCAACGTCGAGTAACTTCAATAACAAGGTTGTATATTTCCAGTTTCTCTTTCATCTGATTGGGTCCTCAAATTCATAGACATCGTGCTCAAGCAAGCGACCAAGCGAGCCCACGTTGTCATCACGCACGTAATGGCACATATAAAACGCGACTGCCGCAGCCTGTCGCGGTGACAAACTATTTATAATTATCCGCACGTGCTCGCGATTCCCATTATAAAAGTCATTCAACAAATCCCGCGCTAGCTGCATAGGTGTTGTCTTGTTCATATTTTTAATCCTCCGCCAAGCGGGCCATCTCGTAAGACTCTTTCGCCTGCTCAAGTAAATCCCGAGCTATGTCGTCGAACTTATTTTCCCTACGACCGATCAAACCGGCACCCCAGAAACCGTGATGATCCTGATCATAACTAGCGTCCCCGGTTCTAACCGCCCAGTCACCATCTTCATAGACCTGAAGTCGTACCGGCGCAGACCCGTCATCCCAGCAAAGGGGATCGTCTTTAATAGTCTCCCAGTGCTGCTCGATATCCGCAGCCACCTTGGCTATCGCGGGCCACTTCGCTGTCATGTTTAATTTCACGTTTGCTCTCCAATTTTAAAAGGCGCCGCCGCATAGCAGCCGCGCGCTTCCGTTCGAAGCGACGTATTTCACGCCGTAATTGTCGTTTGGTCATTTAAGCCCTCCGAGGTAACAGCACGCCGCCATCAACAGCGAGCTTTGCTTGAAGCTCCTTAACCTGCCTGTTGGCCTTGTTACGCCGGGCAACGGCGTTCTGTACTAGGGCCAGCTTGGAAGCTTCGCGCAACGTCGTATTGCCATTGCTGAACATACACTCACCGCGCGCCATCTTGCGGAGCTTGTCATTGCTCACGCGGTTCTTACGCAATAGGCGCGTAGCTTGTACAACGTCGATCGCGTTGTCAGAGATAATCCTGAGAACTGTGTTCATGGTAAATCCTTCCTTTAATGGATTCGGAAATGGTTTGATGCCCAATTTTCGTACCTCTCACATGAAAGGCACGAAAGAAGGGCACCACTGACAAATGGTGCCCAACCATGACCGTCATCGCCTAGTATTTCAAGACGCCCCACCAGTGACGCTTATCCGTTTGATTTCGCGTCCTCACTTTTAATATCGACGTGACCCAACTCGCTTGGATAACGTCTCGGGAGTTTTTCATTTCACCGCCTCGGGCGTACTCCGCACCCTGCACGGTATAAGCTGCGATTCCTGCCGCCTTACAGGCCAGCTTTTTGCACCAGCTAACTAATTATCATCACGACAATTCGCCGCTAGAGAAATCCGCTTTAAGCAATTTGCAGCGTCCACACACCTACCTAACCGCGCATCTATCACTAGCATGCGGGATACGGGATTCCCGGCACTAAGCCGAAACAATACGCTTCCGCTTGGCGTTTGTTTAAAGCGAATTTCTGATTTCAAATAACACACCACAAGCCACCTACCGACACACCTGATAACTCCTAAGCGTACCGTCAGATATGTTTTCGGCTTTTCGCAGCCTAATTAATGCACCGCATTGAAGCCTAAATTAGTCCACAGGCGAACATCGCTACGCGTAATGGTGGCTACGCGTTAGCGTTGAATTACCTACAGGTAATTGCGCATTAAATAGTTGTCAATTAACGGGCGACTATTGAAAGCCGCGTACACTGTTGAAAGCGCACAAGGGCACACCCTCAATTGAGGGTGTGCGGCTTCTACGTTTTCGCGTTACTCCACCAATTGAGCCAGCAATTCAGAAACCTTGTCTAGTATTTCCTTTTTGCTCGACTTGGCGGCTTTTGACGGCTTGGCGGCTTTTGCCTTGCGCTGCTTGGCGGCTTTTGTTGTCGCCTTTGCTTTGCGAGGCTGGAAAGCATTAAGAGTTTTCCGCGTTGAGGCGGCTTTCATCTTGAACGTTCCCGCTACCGTTTTGGCGGCTTTACGGAAATCCGCAATCAACGTTTTATCGGACTTGGCGGCTTCACCACGTGCCCGCTTGTCGATTCGGCAATCCGCGAAGAAAGCCAAACGCTTTACGTTTGAACGTTTTTCTGTATACCGAAAACCGTTTACCGACATATTGCGCTTGATTTGCGCTTGGCGGTTTTCGCTTTCGATATTATCGAAGAAAACCCAAACATAAGCACGTTCCGTCAGCATCGTGCATTTATTCGACATTAGTAAACCTTTCTTTACTATTGCCCGCACGTGCCTTGCTTGCACAAGACGCGTGCAAGCGAAACGATAAGCTAAGATAAATGACAAATAACTTTCAACCACGCATAACTATAACTTGGTACTAACACCAAGCAAGCAAAAAACATAATTTATTTCTAATATTGTACAGAAATACAGTATAAAATTACTCCAAAAAATCAGCTAAAAACCCCTATTTTCTAGGGTTTTCGGGGTATTTTTGGGTATTTTTTAACGGTATTTTGTAACGCAAAAACGCATAAAATATTTCTGCAAATTCGCTGCAAATCCTCTGCAAAAATCAACGCGAATCCGCTGCAAATTCTCTGCAAATGTTCTGCAAATTCTCTGCAGACGTTTTGCAGAAAACCACGAATACTGTACAAAAATACAATATTTGAAGGCGCCAGAAAATACGCCCTTAAATGCCGCCAAGGAAATGGGTATTGTTACTACTCGAACAGCCAGTCTGGAACGCTGGCTTCACGAAGGACGTCCTGCCGCTCGCTAACGGCGAGGTCATTCCAGTCCTTACCCTTAGGAACGCGCGCTATCACGCAGTCCTTACCAGCGCCGCGCAACGCGCGACACGTCTTGACGGACTCCGCACGGGCATCCTCGTCATGCCCGAGTATCAACCGCTTGCAAGGGTGCGATAGCAGCATACCTAACTGTACGCCGTCCGACTTCATAGCCTTGCCGAACGTAGCCACTGCGGCAAAGCCTGCCTGCTCCACAGACCACGCATTGAACACACCCTCAACAACCACCAGTTCATCAACGTAAGCCCAGCGGTCGTAATTGTAGATCAAGTCCGATCTACCGAACGGCACCTCATCGTTGCGCGGGTTCAGGTACTTCAGCTTAGGATCGAACCGCTTGCCGTGATCCCACGCTTGGAAAAACACAAACTTCCCATCACGAAATACAGGCAGGCAGGTACGGTCGCGGTACTTACCCTCAACAAAGTACCCCACCCGCATGTCCTGAATCATCTCCAGCGAGAAGCGGCGGTCCAACACGGCGGTCAGGCTTTCCTGCGCGATGTCGTAATACGCCTGACACCAGTAAGTGTCCGCAGACATCACGCCATGCCAGTAAAGTCCCTCCGGATTAATGCTCTGGATCTCGTTGGCGACGACTTCCCGCTCGGCATTGCGCTGAGCGACTTCAGCGAAGACATCTTCGATTCGCGATGGTGGTGGACGGTACGCGCCTTCCTCAACGCCCAGCATCTTCCGGGCGGCCTCATAGGTGATGTCTTCTTCTTCCATCACCATTTTGAAACCGCTGCCGGTCTCGCCACACCGGTAACACAAGTAGACGTTCTTGTCGTCGTTGTACCACAGCTTTTGTTCTGCCGCGCAGAACGGGCAATCGAACACATGCTCATCACCAGAAGTATACCGGTGGTTCAGGTTCTCATTTGCCCAGTCCAGTATTTGCTGCAAGATACCTCCAATTAAAAGGGTGGCGGTGTGTCGTAATTCGGCGGTTCAGGAATATCACCCCACGCCCGATGCGGGACGCACCGGCCAAGCTCGCGGTTCTCTTCGAGGATCGCCTTAGATTTACCAAGGTGCGCTTCGAGCGCCTTCCAACGTACGAAATAATAACTATACAACGGCGCGTTATGCCTGCCGCCAACTACTACGCGAAGCTTGAGACCATCTTCCTTGATTACGGTCATGAGATCCTGAGCTTTAATGAAGAAGAACTTCAGTTGTCGCTCGAATGCCTCAGGGATCGTGTACTTGCAGCCTTTCTTACCGTACTTCTGCCATTTGTGTCGCCGATAAACACAGATGACGTACACCTTGTTCGGCGGCAGATTACGATCTAACTGCGGCTGCTTAATCACCACGCGGTAATAGTCGTGGCAGGCAGCTTTAATCTCAACGTACGGCTCCTCCAAACCGAACAGGTATTTCACCATGTCTTCGGCGAGTTTACCCGAGGTATGGGAGCCTTTGGTGGTCTTAGCGTAGTATTCCTGATCCCGCTTGTACGTCATAACTACCTCCCTAGAAATGCGAGCGGGCCAGTAGCCTGCGTCTGCGGCATCGGGTAAGCACCCCAACCCGCCTGCATCTCTTTCTCTTCGAGGTAGGCCAGCACGTAATCAATCGCATACGGGATCTCAATGAACTTCTCACCGATGCGGTTCTTGGCCATGTAGAAACGCATGGCACCGCTGCGATGCTCCTGCTCTGTCTGGCACAAAGCGATGATCACATCGGCGATAGCCGCCTTCTCAAAACACTCGGCGAGATCAGTGATCGTCACCTTATCCTTGGTCGCACCCTTGCGGTTAGTCTGAGTCGCGGTGATCAGCGCGAAGTTCATCTCGACGGCCATGCCGCGCAACATCGTGTAAATCTCTGCGAGTTCCTCGTACCGCTTATCCTTAGCTCGGGCGCTACGCATCAAATCCGCGTAGTCAAGTACGACCACATCCACCGGCGCACCCCACAGGTGCTCGATGCGTCGCAAGAACATGTAAAGCTCCTCGACGGTTAACCTACCTGTCGGGAACTGCTTACACATCAGACGGCAGTCGTTGCCGCCCAAGTAATGAAGCCACTGGTTGAGGTGCGCCCCGTGCGTCAGAAATTCGTGAGGCTTGATGCCGGTAAGGCACGCCATGATCTTCTGAACGATGAGCTTCTCATCCTGCTCAAGCGTGATGTGGACGACCTTCTTGCCCTGCTTCAACAAGTTAGCCGTGAACGAAGCCATCACGGTGGTCTTGCCTGTATTCGGCGGGGCCTCAATGACGAGCATTTCCTTGCGACCTACACCGCCGCTGAGCGTCTTGTCGAGCTTGTCCAGACCGATAGGCAGGCAGTCGCGCTTGACTTCCGTAGTCAGATAGTTGTAAGTCCAGCCAAGATCGTACAACAGATCCACGCCGCCTGCGGTGAGATCCACGCCGATGCTGGAAATCTCGTTTAACCGCTCGATGTAGGTGGACTCACTTACCGGCTTGTTTTGATCGATGCGTTCCTTGATCTCTACAAGCATTGACCTGACAGCCTGCGTCTTTGTCCAGCCGTAAATGTGCTCGCGAACGAAGTCCGCTTCGGGAACATACTCGTTGAAGAGAGTGCTGCGTAGATGCGTGATGCCTTGGTAAGCGATCTGCTGTTCATTCTCAGGCCGTCTACTAATGTAGTCCTGAGACCAATAATCAAACACGCCGATAGGTATAGCGTAGTTGTACTGGTCGTGGAAAGCGTAAGCCCATGAGACGGCTTGTTGCAGGTAGGCGCCGCCTATCTGATCACCGGCGAAGAACTCAGGGGGAAGCGAGTGCCGCACTTGCGACAAGAAGAACGCATCCTGCAGGATGAGCTTCGCAACCGACAGCGAAAACGTCGGCGGTAGTTGTTCAGGCGCGAGATAGCTCGGCATCGCGAATCTTTCTTACCATCTCACGGTACTCAAGATTACGTGCCATCTCATTCAGTACGTCCGCCACAGGACCGCAATACGCGCCATGAACCTTCCGGCTAATGAGCAGCTTCAGAAAATGCGTATCCGTGGCAAGGAACTCGGGTGAAAGTGACGGCCCCGACATCAGGAGTGCCTGATCATAGTCCTTGAAAATCCGCAAGTGCTGACGGAAGGCGTCAATACTTGCGGCCATCTTGGTGCGCAGAACATCTGCACACGTTTGGTTTGTGTGTATGGTGGTCTCGGCTGGCTTCTCTCCACGTATCTCCAGATACTTTTCCATCGCTGCTACAGAAAGAAGCCAGTTCGGGCCGAGACGCGGACTCTTCTCAGGTACGAGAGTCCGCACGTAGTCTTTGCACCTGATGCCGGTCAAGCGACACCAGTCGAACAATCGTTTGAAGACGGTGTAGTGCTTGCGCTTTGTAAGCGGCACCCGCCTGTTGAAGATGTAGTACGGCTTGCCGCCCCGGATCTCTTTGACGCGATCCTCGTAGGTACGCATCAGTTCATCGATGGCGTGTCCTTCAAGTTCAGATGGGACTTCAGCTAAGGCCACTGCTTGCGGCATACTCGCCCTCGTTCCTGTTCTCACCTTGTGACGGCAGTCCTATCTACGATCAAGCCCAGAATCTTCGATCGCAAGGAATATAAAGGCCCCGTAGGCCGTCACGTCTACGGGGCCTGTCCCGTACCACACTGGGGAACCCCCGTGCGGTCGTAAGAAGATAAGGCTCTGCAGACATGCTGTCAACTGTTTTATCAGAAAAACAGTTGACAGCCCCCGGCTGGCCGGTGTACCCTTCTCCTTGCGACTCCAATCGTGGACATGATGAGTTTGACATAAGGCAGAATTTCGCAGGGACGCCTCACGGTTTCCCAACGGCAACCCGCCTGCCAACGGCCACTCATCGTGTGTAGGAGTCGCAACCTCACCGAACAGGTCGGCAGGCGGGTTTGTCATTTTTGGACTGGCATGCTGAACGAGCACAACATCGTCGTGACAAAAACCGGACAAGGTTCCGCCCCGGCTGAGATTTGGCAGTGCTCCGAACTGACGTGGTTTGAGAAGGCGCTCTACAATTGTTTACGTGGTTTTCTAGGACGTGATAAACGCTGCTTTCCAAACAACGCGTCATTAGCTCGCAGACTCGGTGTCGAAAAATGCAGCATTCGACGCAGCATGATTCAATTAGAAATGAAAGAATTCATTTATCGGGTACCGAGGCAAGATGGAAAATCAGGACGAGAGATTATTTTCCGCTGGCACGCTATTTTTGATTCTGATGGAGATGCTCATGAGACTCGATAAGGGGGTACAACCTGTTACGCCGTTTGTAACAATCTGTTACGCCACCCGTAACAACCTGTTACGCCGTTTGTAACAAATTGTACCCCAGAGTCTTATACTGAGTATCTACTGAGTATCTTGTAATCTGAGAGATTACAAGGGCGACCGCTAACGCGGTCGCCGAAAATGGCTTTGAGGTTTTAATTATGTCGAGACCGGAATTAATTTTCACCGAGCACGGTTTACACACATACGTAGCCGGTTATGAAAATTTAAACATGTACGATTTACAAATACTCGTACATCATTTCCGTTCGGCATTATCCGTCTACGATGAAAATGGTAGAGCGGTGGAAAACTTCGATTCGCAACTGATGTGTTTCCATCGCGGTCATACTCCTCGGGTAGCCAATTATTTCCATCAGCAAGGTTTCCCAATCCTGTGGCGGGCGAATTACCCTGATCGGTTACACGGCTTTGACGACACCCCACCTGCCGGTGAACTCCGAGGTTTGCAAGAGTGGGCTGTGCAGGAAATGTGCAAGCACGCTTATGGCATCGTCCGGCTAGCGACGCGGTTCGGGAAAAGCTACATGTACGCCGGGTGGTACGCTCGCGTAGGCAGACCGCGCACATTGATCTTGGTCCACAAGGAGGGCATCGCAAAGCAGATGCGCGGGGAGCTTGAGGAGTTCCTTGGCGAGCCTGTGGGAATCATCGCGCGCAGTACCGGCTTGAAAGACAACTGGCAGCGCCTCACCATCGGAATCGATAAGTCGTTCTTCGATGACGAAGACAAGCTACGTCCAGATCGCGGCGAGCAGTTGTACTACCTCGAAGCCCTCATCCGCGACGAGTGCCACAACTGCGGTGCGCTTGGTTACGACATCTACAACTACACGCCGAACCTGACGTACTCGTGGGGTGGCTCAGCCACGCCGTTCACGAAGGACGCGGTAAAAAACTTCAAGATCGAAGGACTTGCAGGACCCATCCGCGCAGAGGCGAAGGCAAAGCTGCTCGCTGAATACGGGCTAGTCGCCTACCTCCACTGCTACTGGATTAGATTCCACCACTCGCCACTCGGCGACTGCCCTTGGCATAGTTTGTACCACAACTCGATCGTCAACAACAGCCAACGCAACAAGATCATAGCCGACACGTGCACCTTGCACCAAGGGCAAGGCTTGCAAGGTATCGTGTTCGTCGATAGAGTCGAGCACGGTAAGATCCTCAACAGCATGATTCCGGGTTCCGTGTTCGTGTCATCACAGACGATGACGCCCACGGCTGCAAATAGGGTTAAAGACCAATTTAACGCGAAACAGATTCCTACGGTGATCACGACGAAAAAATGGCGCGAAGGAATCACGTTCTATGCGGACTACGCTTTCAACGCTGAGGGTATGTCGGCTGATCACGTAACGATTCAAAAAGCGGGCAGGCCGCTGATGCCACGCACCGATGGCAAGGCCGTGCTCTGGTATGACTTCATCGATTTCGGTGAACCAAGATTACACAACCAGTCACTCAATCGCTGGGAGTGCATGGAAGACGAAGGTTGGACCAACGAGGTGATAAATGGCTGAAGACCTGACTAAAGACCAGCTTGACGAGTTGGCACGGCTGCTGGATGCGCCCGTTTACATACTCGGCGTGCCGCGCGATCAACTCGATGTCCTTATCTCAATGGCTCGCAGAACGCTGAAGGCAGAACGTAAGTTGAAGAGGATTGAGGAAGATCAAAGCTGGGAGAAGTACCCAGATAGAATGGGTAAGTAAATGACTAAGAAACCGAGGAAACCTCCGAGAGAGCGATGCTACATCTGCGGGAAACTCCCAAAGCGGGGGCAAGAGTGTAGGTGGTACGATCCGGGGAGATACGGCGGGGTTGCTTATTGGGTCTGCCCGGACTGTTCGGAAAAGCAGAGAAAGAACCATCATGGCTAAGAAATCCAAAGCAATACGCAGCCTTGAAGCACAACGCGAATACATGGCTGGTATTCAAGAGATCAGCGCGCCGGAATACATCCCGTTCCGCTCTGACCTTCTCAACCTGTTTGTCGGCGGCATCGGTTTTGGTGGCTTCACCGAAATCTCCGGCGATCCAAATCTATACAAGTCCACGATAGCGGCGGAGGTGATCGGGGCCGCTTTGACGATGGGGGCGCACGTCATTGTCCACGACAAGGAGCGGAAGTTGGAGGAGAGCCGCTTCACGACGTTAGGCATTCACGGCGCCAACAAGCAGAACCCCAAGTTCTGGTATTTTCGTCAAGACTGGCCCCGGTACCGCTTAACGATCGAGCAGTACTTCCGCGACATGCTCGATCTTTTCACGGTGATCCGTAACGATGATCTCCAACGCGTTAAGCGTGAGTTCGAAGACAACAGCGCCAGCGATGAGGCGTACGAGTACTACCGCCGTTGCTTGCCGGAGAAAGAACGCACTAAAGCGCGCACCGCAGGTAGGGCAAAAACCGTCGCTAGCAAGCTAGTCATTCCGGCTCTACTGCGTAAACAGGATCGTTCCCGTATCCTGACGGTGCTGGACTCATCTACAGCGACGCCCGCCGATGAAGAGGCGCCCGATGAGAACGGTGAGGTTGGCGGCGACGGCAAGGCACTACGGGCACGTGTCTGGTCCAAGGAACTCTGCAACATGATGTGGGCTGACGATCGAGTGGCGGGTTTACACCTCGCGCAAAAACGCCTGCATCTGAACTTCGGCGGTCGCAGCTACAAGAAGGCAGCATCAACCACGGCGCAGGAGTTCTATTACAACTGCAGAATGATGACGATACCAATGGCGGGCGGCAGACTGACGCGTAATCCCGACGACGGCACGATCATCATCGGCAACCCGCAGAACGTCGCCAAAGAAAAGCAGATCAACCAGATCGGCCAGATAATACTCATGGCGATCCACAAAACGTTGCGAGGTGTAAAGACCGAGATACCGCTGTTCATGCTGGCCATGACCGGCACTGACGTCGTGAACTCCATGTGGCAATTCCTCGTACAACGCGGGCTGATCACGCACCACCACCAAGGTGCGTACAAGTTCAAGCACGGTATGTTCTCACGGATCTGGCCTAACGAAACCTTCAAGCCGGTGGAGTTCATCAATTTCTATCGCAACGAGGGTCAGCGGTTGTGGGGCGTCTTGCAAGACTACATGCACGTGATGCTGACCGGTGCTCCGATGGAGCAGCCTGCGGTGGAGGTCGAACTGCCGTCACCGTTCGACGAAGAACCAGAGTCGCCTAAAAAGCCAGCGAAGAAAAAGACGTCCACCAAGAAAAAGACGTCGAAAAAGAAAACCACCCGCAAGAAAGCGAGTAAGAAAAAGGGTAAGAAGAAATGATCGATACGAGTTCACACAAAAAGTGCCTGCAGTTGATCGATGAGTGGACCAATGACCTCAAGGAGATGGTGCAGAACCACTTGATACCGGGCAAGGTGCGTTCAGAGGAATACCAGAACGGGTTTATGGCTGGCTGTGCGGCAGTCGCAAACATGGCTGAACGTGCATTGGAGAGACTGAAATGAGTGACCGTTGCTGTAAAAACTGCCACTACTGGGTTGAGTTCACAGAATGCGAACTCAACCTAAAACTCGGTAAACAGGACCACGGCGAATGTATGGGCGTACCACCAACTCCCGTACACTTACCGCCGGATACTCCGTGGGAAGTCAAAAGGATGGTCCAGCCCGTAACGCACGGTGCTAGACCAAGATGCGCGCACTGGGAGGGGAAACGTGAATAACCAGCAACCCACGCTGATAATTGACGCCCACAATTTAGCGCACAGGGCAGCGCACGCCTACGACCTTTGGCAAGGTGAGGTGTTCACTGGTCTTTTTCATGGGGTCTTTAAGATGCTGATGACCTACATCAAGGACATCAAGCCTGCGAAGATCGCTATCGTGTCCGACCCGATGAACCCCGATGAAAAACGATCGTGGCGGCACAACTTCTTACCCACGTACAAGAACCGCGCACCTAAACGCGATGAGAAAGCACAGCGGCGGTACACCGCGATCCAACGGCAGCTAATTGAACTCAAGCACGCGATGCTAATGCTGCCGCTGTACTGGTTCGAGCAAGGCTACAACGAAGCCGACGACGTTATCGGGTCCGTCTGCAAGTACCTATGGCCCGACGAGCAGAAAGTGATCGTGTCCACGGACAAGGACATGTTCCAGCTTGTTGATAACAACACCAAGGTCTTCTACCCCGGCTACAAGAACCGCATGTGGGTGTCTGCTGCGGATTTCTCGAATCAGATGGCCCGCTTCGTGGAGCACAACAAGAAGGTTCCCCTCGAAGAGTGGTGGCACCCGGAAAATACCCGTCAGTGGCTTGAGTACCGCATCCTGCGCGGCGACACCAGCGACTGCATTCCCGGCCTTAGGGGCGTCGGCGTGAAAAAGGCGTGGGAGATCATGAAGGACGGCGGCTTCGCTGCCCACTGTGAGAAAGTCGAAGGCGGTAGTCGGAAAATCGACAAGTACCTCACAAGCGCAGAGGCAGCCAACACCTACAGCACAAATTTGTACTTGATGTCGCTACCAAGTCCGATGGCGACTCACATTTTGTTCGACTCAGGGCACCACCAGTACTCGACAGGCAATTTGCAGGGCTTTATCGCTTGGTGCGAGCGGTATGGACTTAAAGAGATCCAGAAAATAACAACGATGGTCTAACGACCGGCTTTCTTCGATGGAGAGCAGATGAACTTGATCCGCACACCCGACAAGGTTATCGCTGTAGTAGGCGGTGACCACCATATGCACCCTTGGCCGCAGTACAACGACGTGAGTACCAGCGTATTCGGTTCGCGTATTGATCGCAGCCTAGAGTCGCTCGCAGAAGGCGCTGAGGCCGCGTGCTTCTACGAAGTTCCATTAATCATCAACGGCGACCTGATGCACACCAAGAACTCCATACCGCCGCACGTGCTTTTAGCACTACGAGGGCATTTCCACAGGTACGAGGATGTCTATCACTTCATCAACACCGGCAACCATGAACGCCCTGATAAGTCAGGCATTACTACGCTCGATATCCTGAACGAATTTAACAACGTACTTGTGTACTCCACTCCAGCGCCAGTCCTCCTACCAATCGATGAAAGCAGACCTGATGTTTACACCAATCAGGTGGCGGTGGTTATGTTGCCGTGGACGTACGAGCCAGCGGGCTTTATTAAAGACGCCAAAGCTGAAGCACAGGTAGCGCGTGAAACGGGAGTAAAACACGTGGTATTGCTGGCGCATTACCCGGTGTGTGGTGCCAAGCTAGGTACAGGCACCACCCTCAATGAAGCCCCCGGCTACGAGTCGTTCTTGCCGGAGCACTACGATCTCTTGCTGTTCAATGATATCCACAAGCAGCAACCCGTCGGCGATAAGGGCTACCACTTAGGCGCCACCCACGCCAACAGCTTCAGTGACGCCGATTATGATTGTCATTGGTGGCTTCTCGGCGTGGATGCCAGCGGCCCGTGTATATGGCCTGTAAAAACGAAAATTTCAGGGTTCAAAATTGCGACAACTGAAGATGAAGCTGATCAGCTTACTGAGGCAGGTCACTTCACGAAAATAAACATTGAGGCGAGTATACAAAAACAAGTGACACACGCGGAATTACCTCGCATTGCAACAGCAACGGACAACCTCGCGGATTTAATCGACGGGTACTTCACCGCGAATAACGGCTATAAACTGGATCTGACACCCGAAGAGGTGCAATGTGCAAAGGAGCGTATCACGTGGGCGATAAACCAAGCGAAGGTGTGAAGCGCGTATTTGATGACGACCTAGACAAGATAATCGAAGAACTAGGTAGCGTAGAAGAACGCATGGGTGACGGCGATAGGGTCCATGCACGCACGCCACTAAACCGCGAAGCACTGAAGGACCTCGCAAGCATCTGCAGTGAGTTGAAACGTCTGCGGAAAATGGAAAAGCGGGTGCAGCGCCAGCGATTAAATGAGTCCTACTACGGATACTGCGATAAATGTGCCCATAATCGCGGGGAACGACATGTCTTCATGCGGGGCAGCGAGACGTACTGCACCTACTTCGGCTGGCACGACAAATTCGGATGCCCGCACTTCGAGCTAGCCGAAGGGAGAGAACTCAACGAGAGCGAACTAGAAATGAAGTCCTTGATCGAAGAGGCGAGGAAGGAATCGAACGGTGAAACTGATAACCAAGGTTGAAACAGGTTTTGCAAATTGCGACCACGATGACACGTACGAAATCACCCGTGAAGAACTATCGCATTGCAAAACCGCTGAAGATGTTGAGAAATACATCGATGAAGCCGTAGCGACCGAGATAGCCAATTACATTAGCGGACACGGCTGGTTCGTCCACAACGGCAAAGAACTCGATGCGGATGCTGTGCTGGAGTGGGCAAAGGGAGAAGCATGAAACGACTTAGGCATTTCTTAGCTACGTACTGGTTCCGATTGTGGGGGCGGTATTGGTGTGAGGCAGCAGAAGCACTAGTCTCGTGGGCGCTCATGGCGTTACTGGTACCGGTGCTCATTTTATTAACGGCGGTTTGTCCGATACGTGCGCTCATTGACGTGTGTCGCGGACGGCTTTCACGTAAATGCAAGACTACCGGCACATGGCTCCACTACAACCCGAGGGACAAAACGTGGCGTGGTGAGATCGAACTATAGCGCAGGAAAGGTAAGAAAATCACAATGGCTAAGAGACAAGCACGTAAAGTTGATGCGACCAACCCCGGCCACTACATCGATGAGAAAATGGAACCCATCGAGGTTATCGATGCGATGGGTATCAGCGAGGGGTTTTGTGTCGGTAACGCGATTAAGTACCTCATGCGATTCGAGCACAAGAACGGCGTGGAGGATCTTCGTAAAGCCCGCTGGTATCTGAACTACGCAATTGCAAAGAAACTAGGCGCAGCATGTGAAGATGCAATCGCATACGCCCGCGCCAAACATTCGGGAGATAGATAATGAGCACACTGACCGTCGTTGAACCGAAATTCGAATTGATGACCGAACCAGAAGAGTTCAAGTTCATCATGCGGAAGCTGGAGCGCGCTGGCCGCACCTGCTATAAATCCGAAAAAGCCATGCGTGAGGATTCGGCTGATGACTTCATCAAGAAGATCATCGATAGCGGCCATGAGTCCGTCATTGAGCACGCTGTAATTACAGGTCGGTGTATCGGGTCTCGTTCGATGTCACACCAGCTTGTGCGACATCGCATCGCCGCTTACTCACAAGAGTCGCAGCGGTACTGTGACTACAGCGGCGACGGCGATGAAGGCTTGCGGATTATCGTGCCGCCATCTGTCGGGAAGATCGTTCCGGGTGTGTATCATAAACCGGGTGATGCGTCGTACTGGCATCCTGTCGAGGGCACGGGTGCTGAGATTCCCGACGGCGGTCTGGTGCCTGATAAGATCACGATGTATATGGACTCGGTTGCGGCGTCGTATCAGGCGTATCAGGATTTGCGCGAGCATGGTATCAAGCCGGAAGACGCCCGCGAACTATTACCCAACGCCACCAAGACTGAGGTCGTGACCACCTACAATTTGCGTACGTGGCGACACGTCTTCCGCGAGCGGGCGCTCAATTCACACGCCCAGTGGCAGATCAAGAAAATCATGCGCGAGGCGCTAGCCATTTTCGCAGAATACCTGCCGGTTATTTTCGGCGACCTACAGGAACAGGTAAAATGAATAGAACGACTGACATTAAATGGGACGGCTGGCTGAAGCACGCCGACATCATCAAGAAAATCAAGTATAACATCGCCAAACTGTGGGACGCCGGAGGGGAGCCGAATATCGTCGTTGTTCCAAAACAATTCAGGGCACTCGCTGGTAGCGTCATCCTTGGGTGTAAAGTTGTAACAAGCCACGAGTACAACGACCCGGAGCGTATCTACGTCTTCGATACCAACAAGCTCGACCCGAAGCTGGAATTAACAGCGACACCCAACAAGTAGGTTTCCTAAAATGGGGTGGTTTCCCACGTGGGAAACCACCTGAAAATAGGAAACTCGGAGACGCTCATGCGCATCGTAGGTAAGAACTTCAAGTGCTTCAGCCACTTCGACATCAATTTCGAGCCCGGCACGAATAACGTCGTGTTGGGCGACAGCAGCGACACCGACTATGCAGACTCCAACGGGGCAGGCAAGACCACCTTGGGCATCCACGCACTATGCTGGGTGCGTTACGGTAAGTACCCCGGAATGAGTAATGTCAACAGCCCGATAAACCTCGCAGCAGGGAAAGGCTGTGAGGTTTACCATGAGTTTACAGATACTTCGGGCAATCCCTGCATCATCAAACGCAGTCGTAAGCCGACTAAGCTGGAGTTCTGGCAGAACGGTACTGAAGTCAGCGGCGACAAAGATGTCGTGCAGGAAAAGATCAACGCCGCTATCGGTTGCGATTATGATTTCTACGTTAGGGTGTTTTTATATACCGGCGCTGATGAGTTCAAGTTCGCCAAGCTTACTGATGCGAAACAGAAAGCGATTCTCGACACCATCCTGCCAATGGACTTCGATAAGCCGCGCGAACTGGCGGTGAAGGAGCGGGACAAGATTGCACAAGCCCGCGATAATAACCGGCGCGATGTAGCCAACGTGATCGGCGAAATCAACACCGTGGGTTCGCAGATCCGTGAAGAAGAACAGCAGATAAACATTTGGGAGACCCAAAAACAGTCTGACTGGGCCGCCATCGAACAGAACGTGAAAGCGTGGGGTAACGTCCACGCTCAGAAAAAAGTGGAATACGATGATGTATGCGCACAAGCATCCGAGACTCTATCCGCCTACACCAAGCTCCACGATCAAGTCGTGGTTCTTAGAAAAGATCGAACAGTACTTGAGCAGAAGCTGTTCGATGAAAAGACCCGACTCGCGTCGCTGTCCGGTAACGCTGATAACCGCATCTGCCCTACTTGCCACCAACGACTCGTGGATGAAACTGCTCTGGGACACGTACAGCAAAGAGTCACCGAAGTCGAAGCCTCTGTGGCACAGTTGGAACAGCAAGTAGCCGCGCTGCCGGACTCAACTGAGATAGAACAGGAGTTCGCGAAAGCTTCTGCAGAACTGGATCACATAACCGGCGTCAAGGAGCACATCAACAACGAGATGCGCGAGGCTATGCATCATGTTGAGACTGGCACCGCGCAACTGAACAACAAGCCCGAGGGCGACAATCCACACATCCACGCGTGCAAACTACTCAGCGACACTTTACAAAGACACCAAGACCGCAAAGCGGAATTAGATGCGGAGTGGAACAAGTGCGAGGACGACCTGAAAATATGGGATGCCGTTGTCGGCGCCTTCGGTGCGAAGGGTCTAAAGCACTACGCCTTCGAAACGTTATGCCCGGAGCTTACCGCGACAGCGCACACGCTACTGAAGTACCTGTCGCCGGAAGACCTCGATGTAGAATTCAGATCCCATTCAACGGGTAAGAAGGTCAAGGAGGGTTTCCACATCGCCGCGCGCCGCAAGGGCGGCCCGCAGAATTACAGCGACCTCAGTGGTGGAGAGCGGGCAAGAATTGACTTGGTGGTCTTCTTAACGCTGTTCTTGACGGCCATGAAGCACGTCAGCAATACAGGCATCGTGGTCTTCGATGAGATCGCCGATACGCTTGACGATACAGGCAAGCAGATGGTCGTTCAGTTGCTTGATTTCTTCTCTAAAGAGTATGGCGTCACTTGCCTAATGCTGACCAACGACAAATCAATCTCTTCATACGTGTCACGAGGCTACTGCTGTAAGCGTACCGGAGACGTAAGCGAGGTGGAAAGGATTTTGGAAGGATGAAAATCTGGTGGTTCATTAAATGCTTCTTCGGTCTCGGCAGCATACACGACGGCTCTATCTGTTGGTTCAGTGAGAGATTCTGGGAGCGTCATGATTACCACGAGGGCCAAGGCGGCGACGGCGTACCCTCGCACGGCTACAGCTACACCTGCCCTAAATGCGGGAGGAAATTTACGATATGAAGGAAGACCTGCACGACCTACTAGTAGCCCTTGTACTGATGACACTGATAGGCGGCTTCGTGCTGTTCATTAAGATTGTACTGGAACTCATGTGATTAGTACGGGAACGGGAGATCAGCAGTGACCTTGAGAACTTCCACCATGACGAAATTGATGAACTCCTCGAAATCCAACAGGTGGGCAACCGACTCCAGCTTGCCGCAGATGAACCGTGCGAGAATCATCCGTTCAATCTGGTCGAGCTTCTCCAGTTCACTCGCTATCGCGGGAATATTAGTGGCAATGTCAATCAGCCCGCATTCGCTCTCGATGAACATCAGCCTCGGCTGCTCCATCTCAGCGTACACCGCCTCCAGCGATTCCCGAACATGTCGCATGGCTTCGGCGCGCTGCTCGAATTCCATCACAGATTCTTCGGCAACTTCCGGGGCAGCCTCCGGGGTGACTTCCGGGGTAGAGCCGCATGCGCCGATCAACAAACAGGCGGCAATTGCAAGGATCATGTAGATAGCGAGAATGTATAGACTGAGACGTAACATGGCACACCTACCTAACAATGATGAGCTTACCGCGCGTTGCGGCTACCATTTGTTGCGCTTGAGCAAGACCTCGTTTGGAATCGCCTACAAACACATACACGAATTCGCAGCCGTCAGCGGCTAGCTCCTCCCAGAGCGGAAGGAACAGTTCAAGGGTCCTCGAAGAATAGGTGCCATCGCAAAGGAAGATGAACTTGTCTAAGTCTTGGTATTTCGTAGCTGCTATTTCAAGCGCGGTCCACGCAGCAGTGCCGCCCGTAGCCTTTAGTTCGTCTACCAAGTTCTCCGCCATGGCCTTATTAGAGTCGGTGGCGTCCACCAGAGCCTCGAATGAGGTGACCTCGCTCTCAAAGAACACCAGAGCAAAGTCGTCTTCCTCCTCGTCCAGTTCTCGGATGCACTTGATGGCCTCTTCCTTCACGAGCGTCATCCGTGAGGGCGGATTAGAGTACACGTTGCCATCGGCGTCTTCCATAAGCGGAGGATTATCCATGGCACTGCGCATAGAGCCTGAGTGGTCGATAACCAGCACGAAATTACCGTCAACCTCTTCGCCGAAAAAGGTCGGGAGGCCCGTGGGTTCAATCGTGACAATTTCAGGCGGCGGTTCGACAGGCGGCGGAGGCGGTGGAGGCGGCGGCGGCGGCGGCGGTACTATCCCTGTGGGCGGTAGACGCGGCGGAATGCCTTCGGTCTTGGGAAGGATAATACGTAGGGGCGGGGCGGGTTTATCAACCCCCTCGTCGACCTCGCGTAGAATCCGAGGGGTAGACGGCTTCTCACCCGTTACAACTCCGTGGAGAAGCATAACGCAGACGAGCGCCGCACTTAGTGCCCATGTAGTTTTCAATTTAGCCCTCCCCTCTCGGATGTGGAGGCTACTCATATTATACACCACCGACCGGCGTGGGACAAGCGCGGGTACTGGGCTAGAGACGATCGAGGTATTACAGAAAGTCAAATGATGGAACGCCGCGCTGTAGACCAGCTATTTAAGACCTCTTATATGGTCGACGTGAAACCGCACAAGATTGAGGTCTTCGAGTCAGACACAGATCCCATCAAGAAGTGGATCTCTCTCGGTTGCGACGTGTCTGATAATTACGAATACGAGGACAAAAGCTGGCAAGACGGTTTCTTCGTTGATGCTGGCATCAACGTATCGCTGCGACACTTCATGTGGATGCTCCGGCAGGTAAACGTCAATCACCGACACGCAATACCGTGGCTCCGGAGCGGCGGATGGGAACTCCCGCCTGACTTCCACGCGTGGCTGCACACGATCGTATTCAGCAACAACATGCAGGTAATCACGGCCTCCCGCCATCGCTTCGAGGAGGCGTGGATGCCTACGATCTATCGCCAACGGTTCATCATCATGGAAGGCGCTGTCGTGAACGTCGATAAAGTCGTCAACGTCACCAGCGTCTGGAGCAATATTCAGGCTTACGCGCAGCTACTTGAACAACACGAAGAAACAGGAGGGGTGAGGTAATGTCTTATAGCGATGGGTTAAATTTACTCTCTTTTGTCATCGGCCTCGTTATAGGCGGCATGGTAGCCGCCGTCATTGTGATGGCGGTATGTAATGACGATATGAGCGACGTACGTAAAGAAGCTATCGAACGCGACTACGCGCAGTACAACCCAAAGACCAGTGAGTGGGAGTGGATCGAGCCAGAGAAAGGCACAGAGTAATGGGAGTTCAACAAGTAACCCGAGTGACATGGCGGCGACCGGTATTTGAGGCGGTCCAATGGGACCCAATAGGTGAGTGGCCCAGTTTCGTGGAGCAAGCTGAAAAAGTTACCTTTTTAGATGACGAGTACGAACTCACCTGCTCGAACGGAGACTCTTTGTACCCAAAGGCTGGTGATTACATCGTCACTTTCGAAGACGGTACACGCTGCTCCTACACATGCGACCAATTTTACAAAACCTTTGAAACAATAGTACCCGGTGGGTAAACATGAACTACGACCACATCATCGGAATAGATCCCGGCTACGGAACGCAAGGTATCGCCATCCTCGACTGCCCTGTGGGGTCTAAACCTCAGTTCAGCACCCTGTGCTCATCGATTACCGAGTCCAAGGTGTTCCCTTCGCACCACGAACGTTGTGATGCGCAGATCGACATCATCGAAGGCGCACTTGGGACAGCACGACACACCATCTCTAACTCGCTTGCGATAATCGAGGAGTGGCGTACCAACCCGAAGGCCCGTAATAACGTCACCTCCTATCAGCGTGGATTCTACGACGCGGTTCTGCGTCTACGCATGCAGAGAATTTGCAGAACCGTCATCACCGTGAATCCTATCTGGGTAAACCAGTACTCAAATCCCAAAGGGAAATTCACCAAAGGCGCCGAAAACCCGTCTGCAATCGAAATTCTCACTTACGTGCAGATGTCCTGCCCGTGGCTGAGCGAATTCGAAGCCGCTGAATGGCTTCTCGAACGCGGTACCGTCATTAAGCTGTCTCTTGAGGGCTACAAGTACTCTCGCAGTGAAAAAAACAAGATCCACTACGCTGATGCTGCTATCATGGCCGTGATGGGCTACATTGCGGCAGCCGATCCGATGCTTGCAGCGGGCCGACCGCCGCACCAGAAGGATATCACGCAGAAAATGTGTGCTCTCCTGAAGGCAGCGGCAATCAATGATACTCGATGACGAAAAAGCGAGTGATATAGTCCTCCGCATGAAGTCCCGGTTGCTCAAGGTTCGCAAGAACAAGACCGGAGATAATGCGCCGCACATCATTCAGGCGCTCGAAGCCGAGTTCTACGACTGCACCCTCGACTTTCTCAAGGCAGCGGTAAACGAGTTCTGTCCGACCGCCAACGAGCACGATCGTAAGGATCTCGTACAGGATGGTTTCCTCCGGATCAACCGCAAAATCATGACTTTCCACCCGAAGAAGGGCAAGCTTCACTCGTGGATGACCATGATCGTCAAAAACATGTGCATCGACTGGATGCGTAAGAAGCGCCCCGACGTCGACGTGCCGGAGCAGCTATTCGACCGCGCTGAGGAGCCCTCGATCGAGCAGGAATTCGATCGAGACACCTTTGGTAGCCTGAAGGCGTTCTTCCCGTTTTTCGTGTCGGACAAGTTCATTTTCAAGCTGCTGGCGATCGTCGAGAAATACCGCTTCAAGGCCACGATGTCATGCGTGAACGAGGTTACGGAAGCCCTCAAAGAGATCGACGTCGATTACACTGAGTACGGTAAGCCCACGACACTCGTGCAGGCAGTCATCATCGCCTTACGCGGCATGCTGCTCACACCCATGACTGACCGTACGGCGATAGTCATGGCGTATCTGGCCAAGAACCCAGAACTCGACGTATTAAAGGTCTTGACCTACTTTTTCGGTGAAAAGATGACCGCTCAAATGGTGCTCTTGATGGGCGGCATGCAGATCCAACTACCCTCACCGCAGCAGTTCTTCAAGCCCGTTGAGCGCACCCGTTAGAACAGCGGCGGATACAGCGCGATAACCTCGCCCCACCCCATAATCGGCACCATCGGAATAATACCGGCAGCCATTACGGCGGCGTTCGGAATGTAGAACACTTGGAGATCCGATCGGAAGCACCCGACATTGCTGCGCTTATCGGCAGCGAGTGACGGCACGCCCGTATTGACCTCGCGGTAGTGCAAGTCCGGCACAAGATTCACTGTGTCTAGTACGGAGTCCCACTGAGGGATACCGGCTACACCGCCAACGCTGGCCATTGATTCGCACGCAAACTCGTGGGCGTACAACGTGCCGGTCGGATGACCCGGATTGTTCGTGGGGTGCTGGAACGGACAGCCCTGCGGCATCGGCAGTGAACCAAGCTGCGACGGTAAGGCGTACGCCGCATAGATGGTCGAAGCAGCGATAAGATCGTACGCAAACTGGTCGTGAATGAATTCCCACGTCTGGACGTAGTACCGTTCGGTGAGATCCCGGATGGCTTCGGTGAACTGGTAGCTGTTACTCGATGCCACCCGTGCGGCGACGTCGCTACAGTAAATCGAATGCACCGTCATTATGAACGAGGACGTGTTCTTGTACAGGACGCCTATCTCGAAATATGTCGCATCAGCGTCAGGCGTTATCGACATCTGGGCTACTTGATCAGTGCCGGATGAGAGGTCGTTTGTGTCCACCATCTCGACACGCCCGTTAGCGCCGCCGTCCCACACGGCGTACAGGTTGCCGCTGTTATTGATGTCACAGTCGTACTTGATGGATATCGTCAACGCCTTACCGGCAAAACGATCGACCGGGCAGTGTGCGCTGATTGGCTGATACAGCGCGGGCCAGTCTTCATTGGCGACGTTCTTGGTACGTGCTGCTGCTGCGAACTGTAATCTCAGAGACTTGTTGCCGAGCAGGACGTCCTCGTCACCGAAATCAGAGGTCAGCATCTCGTTAGCGATGAACCACCCCGCCATGATGGTTGGGTGGTACGTGTATGTCGTACCGGCGTACCCGAGGGAGGTTCCGCTCGGTAAATTGGCGAAATTCGTAGTTGCTGCCCGCACGTTGCCGGGTCCGGGTATCGTGTAAGCAGATGCCTTCAGATGCAGCCAGCGTGAAATCTGCATGTCGCCGTTGAGTTCAAGCTGGCCATTACCGAACAGCCCGCTGACGGTGTTGGTAATGTTCGTCGTGCGGTTGTGGAGATCGATGATCTCCTGCTTACACTTGGTGAAATTACCCTCGATCTCCGTAACGTATGCTGCGGGATCGATCGGTAAGTCAAGGTCATTTCCCGACCCAGAAAACGGAGGGTTCGGCATCAGTCTTTCTCCTGCTCATAGTAGAGCGCGATGTAGGACTTCTCGTGAGCATTCACGACACTGACTAGCAGTTTCGGAGTTCCGTCGGCGATTTCCCTGACGAACTTCTCCAAGTCAAACTGGTCGTTAAGCCACTTGTATTTCAATTTGGCCGTGACCGCGAATGCGAAGGCCGCACCTGTCGTTAAAGCCTTCATGCCCGCCATCGCGGCTGATACGTTCTGCGGTACTCCCGGTATATCGGTCATATCCCTCTCCTACGGCGTGCATACCGTCGTTGTTTCTCTCCAACCCCACGAAGATGTTGAGGCGTCGAAACCGACCGGAGCCAGCCCCCAACGCCATCTCACATCATCCCATGGTACCAACACGGTCTGCTGCGTACAGATTAATGACCCGCCAGCAGATCCGCGCACACTGTCTGATACGGGGATATAGCCCTGCACGTAGTTTTCACCGAGTACGTGCAAAACTGGGTCCTTGTAGATCCCGTCACCAGCCGACAAAGTTGAGAGGCCAAGGCTGGTGCGGTAGTTGTTGATCAAGGTTTGCAAATCGGCACTCAAACTGCCGAATAACAAGTACTCCATCCCGAATAGAAAAGAGAGGTCGCTACCGTCGATCGAATGGATTGGGTAGAAATCGAGTCGTGCTTCGTCAGAACCGTACCCCGACCTGCCGACTACTGTCAGACGGCCCGTTTTGTCCTTTTTCAACTGCACCGGCACGCCGGAGTCATCCGCAATCCACTGGCGGGCTTGATTGGCTACAAGTACATCGCGAGCTACCGGCTGGCCCGGATGCTCAAGCAGACGTACGTTGACAACGAAAGCAATCTGCGTTGGCTGTCCCGGCAAAGCGTCTTCCGGGAACTGTTTGGTGCGTACAGATTCAGTAGTAACACCTGTAGTGAATTCCTGCTCGCCACGGATAGCTTTTTGCGCGACACGAGCGATCTTGTCGCGGGACTTCTGCTGTTGTGCTACCTGTGACTGAGGCATCTACGCTATCCTGTAAAGTGACGCTGACATAATGGGTTCTGTCCCGCGTGTGATTTCGCGTGACAACGACTTAATCTTGTACTTGAAACCGGTGTCGTCGTCTTGAATAACATCGCCCGGCTCTAACAGAATGTCCCGCTTCATTTCCGAATTCCTGACCGCCTGTTCCGCCAGACGTATCGCCAACTCTCGTTGTGCGAACGTGCGGAGTCCGGGATTCGTGACTTCCGGGTGGGTTGGCGCGATTGCCGGGACCACAGAATCATCTTCAGTAGAGAAAATATAATTCTTGATCTCGACATCTCGGCGCTCCCACTGTCTGAAGGGCTCAGTTCCCGGTATTTGGGAACCAAAGTGCTCAAGCATGGCGTCTACCCGGAGTTCCTTGTAGACGGTCTCAAACGGAACACCATGCACTTCAAACTCGTAGTTACCGATCATCTGCAGTACTGTCATGGCGCCAAGCAACAAGCCTTGTGCGGCAAAGTCCAAAGCCGTAGATGTAGACCATTCGGTATCGGAAGACGGCGGCGGCACTATAGGCGTGGGAGGCGTACCTATACCCCCGTGCACGTGGGCGCTAAGCAGGGTCTGCCACGCCTTGATCTGAATCATGGCGTCATTTTGCGTAGCATTTTTGGCGTCTAGTAAACCAATGTACCCGGCGAAGAAAGCTGCGAGTGCGGCAACAACAAGAGCGGTATCGTTCTCAACCGTAATTCCGTATTTGTACTCCGTCTGCCTGTAGAACTTTGGCGGATACACAGCCGTAATGAAGCCCTCTTCGCGGAAATTCTCAATCTTTGGAGAGATGACCGTGCGCCCTTCGGCGTCAGTAACGGAACCAATTTTGACTCGATAAGAATCCTGCTCATCACCACCCCACGCACCTTCGAACTCGGTACTGGGATCAAAGAACCCAAAAGTGCCTTTCACGGCGAATAGGCGTTGCTCTTTTTTAACGACGTCTGTCAGATCCTTATCCAGCCCGATGGCCCTAACACAGTTCACGGCGTCAAATGCTCCTGATGTCTGAGGCAGGTTTGCAATTTGAATACCGGAAAGTGATCTTGCAACGGGGTCATTGAGGCGTCGCGAGATGTAACGCAGTTTACCTTCACCGTTGAACTGCGGTACGAGGTGCAGCATCTCCCCTAATGTCTGTAGCGCCTTCAGAGGGTTTACCTGCACGAACTGAAGCTGCTTCTCGATACGGTAGGGCAGCGGGCCTATGAGTACCTCGTCGTTTTCGAGACCCATACCCCATTCAGCATCCGTAGCGAATTCCTTAGCGATCTGACCGATATCATCGTAATTGTTGCGGTACTGATAACGCTCATCCGGGTTCGGCAATTGATTGGGGAACCACACGCCGTCCGAGGTCAATTCCCACTCAGTGTACTGTGCGTCACGACTGATAAAGTTGATATCGACCTTACGCTCTACGCCGCGCTCTGAACGTCCAGTAGAGGGCGTAGTAACCGCGTTCTGAAGATCCTCCGTCGCGCTGGGCTGCCCCACGTGCCAACCTGTGAATGTCGTGGGCCACTCGGTCTGCGGAATGCGCGCATCGCCCTCTTTCAACTGCACGATGCAGTTGTAGAACATGCCCAGTGACACCTTCTCCAATGAGACCGTTAAATCGAGCGAACTCGCATCGCTTTTCATATCCAGCGTGACGGAGCCGTTAGTTACATACGGCGTGATGTCTACGGGCGTCTGTTTGTAGCTGCCGCGCACGATGTCGCTGTCGGAATCCTGCCAACGCGAGAACAGCAATATCTGAAAATCAGGCACGTGGTCGTGCGCCTGCACTTTCAGATCGAGATCAGTACCTTGGTACGTACTCAGCATTACAAGTAACCTTCGGGCGACAGTTTCAGCGGGCTCGAATAGTCCGCTGTCAGTTTATATCCGACGTACGTAACCTGCCCGTTGAAATGCGCTGCGGCGACAATGACGTAATCATCGATCGCCAGTTCGCGTCCGGCATCACCAAGCTGGTACGCGGTGCCGAGTAACAACGCGCCGTTAATCGTACGCTTGCGGAACGTGGACGGGTTACGGATGACGACCTTGGCCATATTGTAGCTGGTAAAAGAGCCGTCATTTTCAAATTCAACTTCATTGGTCGCCGCAATGAACTTCATGCGCGGCATCGAGAACTGGTACGCGGCAGAAGCTAGTCCGCCGGACGAAGGTCCGCCACGGTTGGCGATCGCCATCGTCGTATTCGGCTGTTGGAGTTCCTTAAAAGCGTAGAAGGTGTTCGCGATACGCACCGCCGACTTGTCGGTGGTCCCGTCGAAGTGTAAGTCCACGTGTGCTGTCGCCGGAGAAGCAAATAGCTGAGACCCCTTACCGAACAAACCAAGACGGTACACGACGCTCTCCGCCACGTTGTACAACGTGATGGTGCCGACATCGCCGACCAACGTGACGTCCTTCTGTCCACCGCTGGCTTGTACCTCGGCCAAACTGTTTGGCGGGAACATGATTGTATTACCGTCGAAAAACGCGTCGATCGTGTTACTGCCCTCAAGCTGGAGTTTCTGTACAGTTGATGGCACCGTTACGACAACGACATTGCCGCCGTTAGTCCACTGCACCTGCACATAATCCGCCTGCCGGGACATCACGGTAGATAGATTGTAATCGACGGTGGTGCCCGGAGCCTGAGCCAGAGTGACCAAACCCAGCTTGTCACCTGTGAAAATGAACCCGCTACCGTTCCATACAGCGGGCGTCGTGATCGACATGATGCCCCACTGGTTGAACACGAACTGCGGCATCTCTTCAATGACGTCAAGGTCTGGACGCTCCCACATCAGAGGTTCGCCATCGACATTAATCGGGAACGTCTCGCGCACTGTGTAATCGAGCAACGTCGTCGCATCAACGAGAACGTCTGCTTCAATCACGTAGAATGAATCACCCGCGCTTAAAAGAGAGCGTACATCTAAAACGGGAATCGAGGTACCTGCATCGGGTAGCCGAAGGGACACAAGCGAATTCCATAAATCGGCCTCGTCCGTCCAAGTAGCGACAGTAGTTCCAGATTCGTCGATCAGTTTGATGTTCGACAGGTTCGGGTACGGTTGCGGGGCAGCCGGTGCTGGGTCGTAAAAGTCCAGATAGTTCGGGAACCCTATGAACGGCCATGTTACCAACCTCGAATTAAGTAGGTACGTAGGCGGAGCATCGAGATCCGCGATCGCGCGTTGCCCGCCGACGGCATAAAGTGTGAGTAGCTGGTCCCAGAGAGGCACCTGCCTCACCACGACCTGAGTATCTGTAACGCCACACAGCAGGATGTACTGGTCTTCGTGGCCTAGCCGGTGTAAGAACCTGTTATTACTGAAATCGACGATCTCGCTGATGTTGACTTTACCGCCAACAATGACCGCCTTCGGATTGATGTCTTTCATGCCGTTCTTACCGACAGCTATGAGAGACTCGAAGCGAGGGCCAACCGAGTACAGGTTATTGACGAACTCAAGATACGCGTCTTCACCCGGATTAAAATCGATGTAGTAGAAATTCGGGTTACCGGTGCCGCTTACGGCGAGATACATCCGGTTGAGTTCCACATCGTATGCCAGCGCCACGATATTGTTGAGACCGATATTATCTATCAGCACGTTCGCGCCGGTCTCTTTATGAATCCAGTACATGTCGCGCGGATTGGAAATATCGACGCCAATCAGATGGCGGTAGTCCTCACGGGCGGTGACGCCGTACATCCGATTCGCCATTGAATCGCTACTATCGAGACTGAAGTCGTCGTTTGGATCGTATCGACGCATTACCCCGACGGCGCTGGGCGTGTACACGATGTACAGGAAATCGGTCTCCTCATCGAAGCAAATATCGCGACACTGCGAAGCAAGCGTCTCCGTAGAAATTTGCGTCCACGTATTATCGTTGCGGTCGATCTCATACAAGAACGCGCTGCCGGTTGCTGTTGTCGCGCCGTACAATTTGTTACGCACCCTATCGAACGCCAAACCCGTCGGATTACCCGTTAAGGTAGCGGGGGTCCCGATGCGTGTTAAAGCGCCGGTAGCGACGTCGACCTCAAGGATGCTCTTACCGCCGTCAGCGGTACAGGCGTACAGTTTCTGGTTTACTGAATCCCACGCTAGGCCGGTAATACTGCGCGGTGTGGCGCCTTCGAGAAACTGTCCTATAGACGTCGGCCCGGTAAATCCAAGAGGGTCTTCGATCGCCTGCTTGATGGTCGCTTGCGCGATGCCGAGATCCGTACCGCTGTACTGGTCCCAACCGGGGAAATCCTTGCGACGGAACTTGGTAAAGCTGTACGACGACCCGCCCCACGTAACGGTATACAACTGCCGCGCTGTGGCTTCTACGGAGCCGTTCTTCATGAAGTCGATCGCGAATATCGCATCGCGCTGCTTATCCAGCAGTTCCAGCATGTACGTCTGCGCTTCCGTCGGCCAATTAGCCGTGGACGCAGGCAGCACTATACCGTCGCCACCGGAGCGCAGGCGGATCTCGGTAGACGGCGGTGTCGCGCCGAAGCGGAAATCGGTACCGCTCAGCAGCACGTTCGGTATATCGCCGTCATCGTAAAGCGTGAAGTCAATCGGTACTTCAAGCGGCGACACAACGCGGAACGCGATCACGTAGTCTTTATAATTCGGGTCGTTTTGTGCTGATCGCAGTCGCACTCGCAAGTTGTACAGGTGCTGGGCATCTGGGTTAGAGAGTTCGAAAGTACCTGTGCTCGATATCGGCTCTTGGTTAATCGCGATAACACGCGCAGTAGTCGTTCCTTCAATAACGCCGTCTTCAAAGACGCTGATGTATTGTGCTCCGCCATAACTACGTACCCCTCCGTCGTTGCGCCAGAACGGGAGGACCGCCAAGGGGATGCTCACGGTACCACTCAACGTCGGGACGTTGATCGTAACCACGTTCGAAGGATCAGTCAGATCGACAAATCCTTCAGGGTTATTTACACCAGTGCCGGGTTCTGCCATTAGAGCATCTCCACTCTCACAACGTTACTCATGCGCGATTCTACAGGAAATCTGAAGCCCCACAAAGGCCCAGCGTGACCCGTGGTGATTGAACCCGCCGGAGCAATGATTATTTGCACGGCAAGAACGTCACCCGGAACTACTAACGTGAAATTGATCGGCAGCATCAACCACCCCGGCCCGCCGGGTTGATTCAAGATTACCCCTAGGGGATCTGACTGCCAGATCATGCCGCCGCCCCACGAATATACCAACCCGAAGATATTATCCCGGCGGACTGCCGACTGATAATCGTTGTACGGGCCGGGCGCAGCATTCTCATACGATAATTCAACGCCGAACGTACCGGGGCCTGTGTACTCGGCAGAATATCCGCCAAAAACCACCATGTCGAACGGGGTGCTACCGTAGCTGGCCGGAGGCCAGAAATACATTGGGATCGTGGTCCCCAGCAGCACCTTATCCTGCGTAGGCCACAACAGCGGCTGGCCGTCAAGGATGGCTAGCCCGTCATTTGGGCTTGGCGTGCTTACTGAAATGATGCTCGGACCGTCTGCGTAATCAGGCGGGATAGTACCGGGAACTCCCGGCGGTAGTGGCGTCGTAATACCCGGCGTGACCTGCATCATGCGCTCGCGATGCCACCGCTCCCAATCGCCAATCACGTGCGTGTACGCTGTGCCGTAAGCGTTCAGGAAAAGTTCGTCGTACCACAGTTGTGCTGGCACGCTAGGCTCGGGCAATCTTGTGTATGGGTCTGCGACCGGTACTCGATCACGTACCGGATCGAGCAGTGCTTCATCCGGGTCGTACACGCCGTCGGCAGGATCTCGCGTGATATTGTCGTAAAACTCGTCGCCGCATCCTTGATTTCTGGGATCGCCGGAAAACCGCGATGTCATCGGGTCAGGCAGGCCAAACTGAATGATCGGGGCTATTTCAGGCGGGTCGAACTCTGTCCAGCAGCATGCGAATGCGGCGGTGGCACTTGTAATTCTGTCGGAGCATTCGGATACCCAACCTGTCGGACCTTCGGCAACCCAGAAATAGTACGTGCTTTCAATGGTCTTCGAAACGTTCTTAATAACAAGATCCAACTTGAAGCACTGTGGCGCGTAGTAATTCACGCCTTGCGGGAAGCCGAGCTTTTCCCCGCCAAGCGCGCCTTCGAGTTCCCATTGATTTTCCGATGTCTGTGTTGGGTAGCGTGTAGCGACTAGCGTTTCTGCGTCATCGACTACTCGGCTCAACAGGAATTTAACGCTGCCGACGTGTTGGTTGGTCGTGACCACAAGACGAACGCCGAGCCCGAGCAGCATAGGGTTGTGCGGCGACATGCCCGCATCGGCCTCTCCCAACACCAAAAACAGCCGGTCATTGAAACCGCGCTTGGTCTTGAGTAGCTCGCCCCTTAATGTGGTCGGACTGGCCATTAACAACCCTCGTCAATCGTCTCCAGTGTGTCTGAGCAGACGTTGGTGCCGTTCCAAGCGTTAAATCCGGCGTCAAGATCCTCGATCGTGTAATCCGCGTCGTAATCCTCCGCGCTTATGTCCCTCGTGAGGATGATACCGTTATGGTAGTCGGTGAAGTAATTGAAGAACGGACACAGTATGCCACTCTCAACGGTCATGAGTAATTCGGACTCATCAAACCAGAATGTTATCTGCTGAGAGCCACTCGGGTCGTAATCAAGACTTCCGATGTGGCGCCAGATTCGTACCTTGGCCCTTTGGAATTGTTCGAACATCTCGAAGTCACCGACATTTTCAGTGGCGCAACCACGTACAGGGATTGGCTCGGCAGCGACGTACACAAAATATTCCTGAACAGCCCTGCGTACGATGTTTGTAGTGGTGACTGTGATTTTGAACGTGACTCCGGACTCATAGTCGTTCTCCGTAATGCCGCTGAAGCCAAGCGTATCCTCATCGCCTGCTACCGCCATCATCTCGTAACGCTGCGCGGTTATCTGCTTGAACAGGCTAGTGATGTCCTTACTTACTGACCCAGCTTCGTATTCTAGCGTAACCGTAAAACTACGGGCGTACTGATTAAGGTCGAGCACAACTGTGAGGCCGAGATCCTTCAAGATGGAATTGTTGATCGCGTCCTGATCGCCATGTCCGGCATCAAATAAGTTGAGGCGTCGCGCTTCCGATCGTGATGCGTTACGGGGCGGGCGCTCGCCCCAGTAGGCGTCGCTGTAGTTGCTCGAAGTATGGCTAAAACCATACGGCATCACGTCCCTCACTCATTGATATTGAACAACCCAGCTTCTCCGGTATCGCTTCCGCCAACCGCGAACAGGTTCGCCTGCGGTAACTCTTCTGCGCGGATGCGTAACCAGATTTGCAATTCATTTACAGCCCAACGTTCCTGACTGTCTTGCATCGTAATCGTTGGCGTACCATCTGTTTGTCGAACAACATCAATGATATGGCGGGCAGAATACCCGCGATATTCGGGATTCCACTCTTCACCGTTCACGGTGATCTTCAGGATGTCCACCGCGTACGCTTTATGGTTACGGTCGTAGGGCCGCCAGATGATGAATTCCCCGTTATCCCAGTCAGGATCGTTCAACCACATGCGTTCGATTTTATGGATGAACTCCCACGTCGCCGACAGGCCGCCATCGGGGCGGAAAATCTCTTTGACGAGGGCGTCTTCGATAACGCGATCGTACTTGGCAAAGACGTTCGATTTCAACGTCTTTGAAATCGCTAAATCACGCGTCGCCCGGACATCCCACGTAAAGTCCGTGGTTTCATCAGGCAGCCAAGGGTAAATCGCCCGGCGTTGCTCCAGCGTATCCAACGCGTTGTGGTACAGCAATCGCGTACCGTTCACGCTGTTGGAGAGCGGGTTATAGTACGCGGCGATATGGGAGCCGTGCATGTACGGCCCATACCGAGGACTGGTTCGGGCGAATGTCAGCATCAGTCAGTCCCTTCGCTTTCGATGATGTCCCCGTTGGCGTCGATCGTGGTCTGAAGCGTCAGCTTGTTAAACTGGTTGGTCTCATCATCAAGATCATCCAGATCCAATGATAGATCCGTAATGCCGGGGTTGTACATGGACACTTCGTGCGTGGACGGCTGACCCGTCAACTGCGCAGTCAAACGATATCGGGCGTTATGTCCTGCCAACGACATAGCCTTCTCAAGCGTGGCTAGGTCGATCTGATCTGATGTGCTATCGAAGACGTCGATATTGGCCTTGGCCTTGTAGACTAGCACAAAGTCCAGAGAGTTCTGCGGCACGGCACCAACAATGCGGTGGACGTCTAAGATGTAGAACTCATCCTCGTTCGGGAACGTTGTGCTGTTGACGATCAACGTAGGCACGTTGTTGTTATCGATGAAATTCGGATTGCCATCGATAGTGAGCGCAAGGTCGTGCGTAATGTTCCACTCGGCATCCGCTGCCGGGAACGTGAATTTACGCCACGTGCCGCTAGCTACGGCTAACAACTCGTCTGCTGCGACATCGTATGCCAGTCCTGTTTCAGCAACGGCGGTCGTACCGACGAGCGTTGCAGTGCCCACGGAAAGACTAATCTCGTAGATCCTCGGACCACCATCAGTTCCAACACCGAATAGTATTCGCCTCCGTGTGTCAAAGGCAAGACCCGCCATCGCGATAGAACCACCGAAGCCTCCTACCAGCGCCGCAGCGCCCGTTGCTTTATCAATCGTGTAAAGATTCGTCGCCGTACAACCGTACAGGATATTCGTCAGAGGGTCTTGAGCAAGACCAACAACAGTGCCGGGAATGCCTGTCGCACCAACCGTTGTGGTAGCACCCGGAGGGCCGCCACCTAGTACCGACGCTGGGAACGTGACGAGATCCTGCGAGCTATCCTCCACGGAGTAGAACAACGCTGCGGACTCGTCGTACTCAAGCCCGTTCATACCTTTGTCCATGGTGATCTGCAAGATCGTCGCACCAGATGCTTTGTTGATCTCATGGAACTCGCTCGCGATCGCACTGCCGTCCATACCGTACAACTTATCGTTCGTTGAGTCGTAAGCAGCGTCTTCGGGCGCACCGGGACCACCGGCACCACCAATTAGCGTCTCCGGCAAATTGGGGTTACCGAGCACAGCCACCTGCGGCATCGTGAACGTGCCGGGAGTACCTGCGGGCGTAGCACCCGGATCAAGACGTGCGATACCTACACCATACAGCGCGGGCGGCGCTGGTATGAAATCTGACGCCTGAAATGGCGAGAAAATCCGAATCGCGTCCTGATCTCTCACAGGGATGATCTGAAGGGTTGGCAATGCGTTCCAAGGCATAACAACGTCCTTTACTGGTCGCGGGCACTTACCTCACCGATTACCCGGTGAGTTTCATCCACAAATTTCTTCTGCGTGTACTGGTACTGCAGTACAGCCGTGGGGTCCGAGGGATCTTTATCGTAAATCGAGATGACCGTCGTAGTCGGAATCCCCTTATCGATAGCGGTGTGCTCTATCTTCGCATACAACCCTAGAAGACCGGCGATGCGTTCGATGTACTCATTGATCGTTGCCGTGTTAGCCGGGCCGACCGTGCCGAAGTTGTTGGAGAACACTGAGAAGTGCCATTCATCCTTGAGCAACATCGTAGAGTCGAAGGTACGAACGCGGTAAATTTCGCCAGTCGAATAAAGCGACGAAGCAAGGTTTACCTTGATGAAGTTTCCCTCGGCGGGCCAATTGATTGTACCGGTCGCTTTCACCGTGAGTGTAGAAACCTCGACGATCTCATAATCCCACGTAGTTGCACCACCCGCACCGAACGTCGGGTCTGGTAGGAAAATCATGACGTCAGTACCAATCTGGTACTTCTGGAGAGTCGTCGTCTCCATGCTTCCGCCGTAACTCCGTGCTCCAGAAGGCATAATTTACTCCTACGGGATAGCTGTTGCGGGGGCGTTCCCCAATCCTGCTCCTGCCGCCAGCGGCCTGCCTTGGCGCATGAGATCGATTATTACATCGAGCCTCAGTTCAATGCCTCGGTTAGACGCCCGGAAAGCCTCTTCGACTTCCTTAATGGCTACAGTCGTCGTGCCTGAAATAACACCGCGTATCGCTTCGGTAGATTCTACTGCGCTCTCCACCGTATCTTGCACTACGGTAGCGTTTTCTTGTAGTTTTGACAACACGGCGCTGCCGATAAGTAGCGCGCCCTGCACCGCTAGTGCTGAAGTGGTACCGAGAACCTTGCTCAGCGCACTGGTAAGATTCTCCTGCAGGCCCTTAACAAAACTGGTTGTGACGTCGCCGAGGACCTGATCAAATATCCGCTTAGCGAACTGCGCCGTCACGAATATCCAGTCTTGGATATCACGGCCTTGCTTGCGGGCCTCTTCGCGTGCCGTGCGTATCGACTCCTTCAATGAACCGTCAATAGCACCGCTGAATATCTCGCCGACAGAACTTGCGACCGGCGCGGAAATCTTCTCGTCAACGAATGGCCGTACGAGGATCTCGATTTCGCGGTCCTTTAATGCTTCCTTGACACGCTCTACAAGCCCCTCGATGTTGTCGAGATCAACACCAAAGTCGACATCGACGCCCTCTTCCTTGAGAGCCTTCTTGAGTTCGTCCGCTGATAGGGCGGCATCGTTGAGGATCTTCCTGATCGACAAAACCTCATTACGGAAGTCCCGCGCGCCACTGACATCGAAATCCGTTGTCGGTTCTACGGCGCCTCGCGCTCGGGCGCGTTCACGCTTTGATTCTTCACGAGTGATTTCCCGCTCAGCGGCTGCTCGTGCCTGCGCGACGATCTTCAGTGTGTTTACACGATCAAGGATGTTCTCCCGCGTTTGCAATTGGCGATCGAGTAAGCCAACCGTCTCGCCAGCAATGCGCAGTGATTCTGCATCGCCTTCGCCAATCGTAGCTTCGATTCGCTGCTTGAATTCAGCAAACCGCGCCGCGATCTCGCCGCGAGACATGGCGGATTCGAGCGCCTCCGCACCGAGATCGCTTAGTCCCTCGGACATGAGATTGCGGATCTCTTCGGCCTTCTTGATTACCGGTTGCGTAACATCGAGATTTTCCAGCCAAGTGAACAACACTTCTGGCAGCGGGTTTTCCAACTTCAGATGCTCGGCAGCGCGCGGCGCCAACGTCTGAAGCGCGTCATTAAACGCATCGGTAGCCATCTGTGCTTGTTCAGCAAACTTCTTCGCCGACTCTGCGTCGCCAACAAACAGAGCGTTGCGAGCGTTTTTCAGAGACTCCGCTCGGTCTTGTAGCGCCTTGTCGATATCAAACGCCGCCTTCTGTGCGGACGCGCTGGCGAGATTAGTCTTTTCCGCTTCAGCCGCTTGGAATATCAGGTCGATGCGTGTCTTGAGCAGGCCCGCCTCTTCTTGCTCGCGCTTAACGATCTGCGTTAGAACTTGCAGGCGTTCTTTCTCGATATCGTGCATCACTCGGCCAAGACGGTCGATCTTACCGGTAATGTCGACGATGCCTTGATTGAATTCAAGCTGCTGCGTTTGAACCGCGATAAACGCCGGAATGAGGTTTTCCAGCTTTACGCGCATCTCGATGAATTCACGTACAACCTCGTGAGCAGCCTCACGTACCTCTTCAGTGCTGGCACCAAGATTGGCCATCTCCTGCTCACGTCGTATGACCTGCTCAGCGATTACGTTTTCGATATTCGTGAACAGGTCAGCAAAAGCCGGTGAAGCATCTTCTGCGGCGCGCAAGCCATTGATTAGCGATTGACCGATGTCTTGTCCGAGCCGATCCGCTACGACTGCCATTTCACCGATGATACCTTGTACCGCCTCGGCTTGTCCCGCCGCGATATCTCCCGGTTTAATGAAACCGAGTGCTACAGCGTTTCGCAACGCCTGTTGAAGTTCAACCGCACTTGCAGTTGCGGAGTCTAGTTCCCGCAGACTAGTCGCTCTAGCGGCCAGCAGCCCCTTTTCGATAACCTTCTGTTGACTGGATAGCAGGACGTTACGGTCGATAAGATCGTTCTGTTTCTCTAATTGCGCCGTGATGCGCTCATTTGAAATGAACAAATCATCGAACTGTCGACGTAACAGTTCTGCATCCCCACCCATCGATTCAAGGGCTCGCTCAACATCACCCCGAGCTACTAACTGGTCAACAAAATCACCGAAATTGTCGGTCAGACCATCGAGCATTCCGTTGGTTTTATCAATAGCATTTGAAGCATTAGAGAGGAACTGCTCAAAACTTACGGTTTCAAAACCGAGATCCTTGCCTATGTCGATCTTGTCGGGAGTACCTACAAGTTCTTCTGCCGCATCTACAAACGGGATGACGTCGACTTTATCAATTACGAACTTGATCAATTCCACAAAACCCGTCTGCACCGTGTTCAGTATCCAGTTAATGACGCCGATGCCGACGCCACGGATCTGACTCCACGCAAATGTAGCAAACTCCTTTACCGCCGCACCAGCTACGGCCAGCAGCCGGATTTTGAATAGTATTACCTCTAGCAACAGCTTGGGTATCGCCGCCTTTAACTTGGAAGGCATCGCTTCAATCGCAAGTTCTATAGTCAGAAGCAGCAGCTTGAAGCCCGACCGGATTAATGCGAATAACGCCTGTGTCAAGAACGTCATCAATCCTGTAGCGACGGCAGACACATCCTGTATAAAGTTACTGACACCATTGGTTGCTTCGAACCAACGCATGCGGATGAACCTGACAATCTCAGCAATGGTGCCGAACACAACGCGGGCTATAAACCTCACCCAAACTATGATTTTCCCGATAAGGTCGTTGCCGTCGCTGTCGATTTCCTTGAACAAGTTTTCTAGGAACGGCGCTAGCTCCTCAAAAATGACAAGCTTGATGCGCTCGAACACCTGCTCAATCTGGACGGTTATCTTTTGGAACAGTTTCGCGTTCTCAACAGCTTCATCGCCAATCGGTGGAATCTTCGCCGCCGATCGAAGGGCAGAATTGATGTCGGTAGTGGCGTCAAGGATAACGCCCTTGAGATCGCCAAACTGTGCGCCTATCAGTTGCAGCACCCGTTGCTGTTCAGTCGCCGTAAACACGCCCGCACGTAGTGCCTCTACGATGCGGAAGAATATCTCATCGGGACTGAGTTCCTGCAATCGGTCGAAGGTGACCCCCATCTTGGAGAAGATTAGCGACAGGTCGCCGACACCACCCTCTTCAATCATGCGGTCAACACTCGACCGTAGCTGTATGAACGCCTGCTGCGTTTGTGATGCTTGAACCCCGAGCATTTCAAACGCGCGGGTGATCCGATCAAAATCCGCAAGGTCGACTTCAGCCGTAACCGCTTGACGCTTGAGTTCCGTGATGCGGGCGGCGGCGTCCTTAACGAAGTTGAATATCGATGTCGTCGCCGACCGTATAAGAGAAATAGCGCCAGTAATGACCCCCGCTACAGCCTTGGACACAGCAGCCGCTATCTTGAGGGGGATCGTGACTACTTTTGCTGTGAATTTACCTAGCAGTTTCAGTAGCGCGTTCAGTGCACCGCCGATACGAGGCCCGAGTACTAATGAGAACGCCCCGGCGATCTTGAAGGGCACCTGTACCAGCGACTCGCCTTGCTTAGCGACCGCTGTAAAAGTACCGGCAACTAGATTGCCGAATCCTTTAACCGTACCTTCCAGCACCTTGAAGCTGTCTTGCCAGACATCGGTAACTCCGCCACGGAAGAAATTCGCCGCGAATTGCCTGAGCGCGCCGACACCGCGCATCATGCTCTCACCCATCAGCGGACCCATCTTGGCCATGCTGAGGATTGCTTCACGCAGCGGACCGAACTTGGGCAACGAACTCGGCGTCTGATCCTTGACGCCGGTCTTGAAAACGTCCGTAACCGCAGCTTGGATATCAGGCTTGCCTGCGCGGATACCCTTAGCCACAAGCTGCATCGTCATCAGACCCTTTTGTACAAAGGTCTGCTGCTGGGCGCCGATGGTCTGTGAGATCGAGTCCAACACTCCACGCACGGATGCAGCAAAATCAGCACGCAGTTTGACGTCCTTGGTCGGTAAACCTTCCTTTAGTCGCTGCTGTACAAGCGCGCGAATTTGTTTCGGATCAAGGCCGCTACGGATACCTTCGAGGATGCCTTCTGTAGCGATGCGCTTGGCCTTGGTGCGCATTTCAGCGGGCAGCTTGGTGATGTCCTTAATAAGCTGATTTTTGAGCGCACGACCAATATTGTTTAGACCCTCAGTAACCTTGGCGAGTTCCTGTACGGTCTTAACACTGAATTCCTTGAGCACCTTCTGTGCAAAAACAGGATTTCGGCTCAATTCTCGGAAGAACTTCTTGAGACCTGATTCGAGCGCCTCCAGTTGCTGCGGCGCACCCCGGCCAATCTTGGCGATCGACAACCGGAATGCTTCAAGGGGCTCGGCGCCCTTCTTAATCTCGTCAGCGAACTTAACAATGGGACTGTTCCGCAAGTTGCGCGCTGAACCGGATACGTCGCGGAATATTTGGGCAAGCGATTCACGACCTTTACCGGCAGCTACGATAACCGCAAGTAGCTTACGTAAGTCACCACCCTCGATTCCTGCGGTGGCCTTCGCGGTTGTTTCCGCCACAGCGCCCTTCAGCGAGGCTGCGGTCTTGCGGACCTCGGCGTTATACTCCTTCGTAGTAAGTACTGAGGCATCAATTACCTGCGCCTGCTCACCGAGAGACTCGATAACCGCCTTCGCATTAACGTCCATCGCGGATGACGTAGCGGGGTCTACAATGCGCGCTGCTGAGACCTTACCCGCAGCAGCACCTGCAATATCCTCGCGTACGCGCTGCTGTGTGAATTTCAGATCCGCTTCCAGAGCAGCGATGCTCGCACCCAACGTACCCATCTTGATAGAGCCATCAGCGAGCGATTTCTTGAACACCTCGGCTTGCTGGTCTGTCAAACCAAGCTCATTCTGTAGTTCCTTGGTGATCCGCAGTTCGCCTTCTTGGATGGCGTTGAACGCTGACATAATGTTCAACTGCTTTTCGCGCATGGCCGAAGCCTTCTCCTGCGCGACGCGTACATCCTTAACAGTACGGATAGTGGCGGCTTCTTCAGCGGCGCGATCGATGATTGCTTGAACTTCTGCAGCTTCAGCACCAAGTAGCTTCTTCGTCATCGCCTCGCGTTGGGCGGTACGAATTACTTCCTGCTGAGTGTTCCTAACGATTACTTCGTTGAGCTTCTCGAATACAGCGTCGGTATCGGTCAGTTCATCAGAAGTGATGCCGAACATGTTAAGCAGGTCCTGCATCCGGGAACGCATGGTGCCCATGATGCGGTTATTCGCGCCCATAGCGTTGGCGTTTTCAAGAACCTCGGCAGTAGCATTTTCAAACTGCTTGGAATTCTCTACGATCTTCCTACCGAGATCACGACGCTCATTGGTGAGATCCGTACGTCCTTCGACGGTGTACTTCTCAGTGACATCCGTAATCGATTTTCGCAATGCGTCCGTCACGCCATCGACTTCACCAAGACTATCGCGCAACGTCTCACTACGCCTGTTGAGTTCTTCGTTACGGCTCGCCAGATCCGAAATGGTCTTCTCGAACAGATCGAGATTCGCATCGGGCGGCAAATGCGCCTTCATACTCTCAAGCGCCTCAATGGTGTCGTCGAACTCAACAACTAAGCCGCGTATTGAGCCGGGCGTCTTACGTAGCTCGCCTTGAATCTGCTCAATATTACCAGCATCGAATTTCGAGAACTTGATGAGGCCATCAGCGTACGCCTTTTCGGCGCTGGTCATCAACTTGCGAACCTCTTCTGCCGAATCAAGTGACTGCTTCGCGCCACGCAGTTCCGCAGCTAGCTCAGCGCCAAGGATATCGAGTTGATCTTGATTGGCGACTAGTTCGGCTTCCTCTTCACGCGTCAGGGCCGCCTGACCGCCACGCGCCAGCATGGAACGCAGTTGTCCTTGACGGATATTCAACTGCGTAATCTGCTCATTGAGTTCGTCGATCCGCGTTACCGCAGTTCCGAGGCGATCCTTGTATGCCTTAACCGCACCTTGAAGTTCCATCAGGAACTCAGTATTGCCGCCCAGCGCCAGATTGAAATCCGTCGTTGTCGCCGAGATGATGTTGGCGACCTTTTCCAGACCCATCGCTTTATCGGTGGCGGCATTAAGTGCGCGCTCCTCTTGCTGCAGTTGCTGGAACAACCGTACGTTGAGTTTCTCTGCCACCTCCGCACGTTCTGACAGGCTTTGCTGTACCGACTGGAGTTGCTTGCGCTGCTGGAGTTCCTGCTGCAGACGTATTTCTCGTGCCTCAGGAGATTCTTCGCCACGCGCTCCTCGACCGGAGAGGAATCCGAATACGCCGCCGAGACCACCGAGCGCCTTGCTCAACAGTCCGCTGATGGCACCGGCGCCTTTCGTAAGCACTTTGGTGAGTGCCGCTAACGGGCCTTCGGCGAACATGAACTTGAAAGCGTCGCTCTCTTTAACCTTACCGCCGATGACGCGTAAGCCGTCCACCATCGCCTTGGCGCCACGCGTTACAAATTCTGCAGCAGTAAATGCGCCGGTGAACGATTGCCCGACAAGAGAACCGAGACCCTTTACAGTGGTACGCAGGAGGGCGACCGTAGCCCGGCGACTAAACGGTGCGACAAGAACCGTACCCAGTGCGGCGAGACCAGTTTTAAATGCCGTCACGAAAAGATTAGATCCGCGCTTGGCGGTCTTTTCTATGGCGGCTTGGAACTTCTCATCACCTAAAGAAACGACTCTCAGTATGGTCTCGATAATCGGGGCTGCCGCGCGTTCACCGCGAACGACCGTCTTGACTAGGAACTGACCGAGTTCTTTCAGGGAATCCGATATGCCGGTTTTCACCTTATCGAAAATGAACTTGGTGAAGCCTCCAGTGCGTGCAAACAGCCCGCCGATTGTCAGGCTGGCTTTGTTAATCTCTTCGCGTGCCACAGTAATTGCTGCAGCAGTGAGGTTCTTCACGCCGCGTATCGCCGTCGGTACGAGAACGGCACCGATACCTGCGGCGAGCACCGTATTGCCTTGCGTGATCAGAGCCCCGATAAATCCCACCGGGTCGGCGGAAGTAATCGCGGTAAACGCAGCCGACATAATATTCGAAACACGCGTAGCGATGCCGCCCGGCGTAACATCACCGAACAAAGCAGAAAGTTGCGGACCTACGAGGTTCGTGATTCCCCGGAAGAAATTACTGACTAAGCTGAACACCACACCGAAGGTGCTCTCCACGAGACTGATGGCCCCCGCTTTATCAGATGGTCGCCCTAAAAGCGCCACACCGAGGAGACCGCCAATGCCGGGGAGAGCGACAGTGGCCAGCATGCCGGATGCAATCTTGGCTGCCTTAATAAGAGAAGACCCCAGCCTGCGTCCGGTTTCAGCAGTTCTGGGGCCAGCCATTTCGTCGAGATTGGTCTTGGATGCTTCTTCGCGCGCCATACGCAGCGCCTTAGCAGTCCGCTCGACTACAGCAGCCGGTCCCGCGCGATCTCCCCCACCAGCGGAGACCTTACTGAAGAGACCTGCGAACTTCGCTGTTAAGTCATCGAGAGATCGGCTCATTCGAGCGAATCCATCGTCGAGACGTTTGAACAGCATGCGGAAGTTCGCGTCAAGGTTCTTGATTGTTTTGACCACCTCCTTGAAGTCAGTAATTAGATCCTTGACGCGTTTGTTAAAGCCGCCCTTCGCGAACTGGTTGATCATCTTCGCGATAGGCTTGGCATTCTTTGCAACGGCTTCGAAAATAGGGAACATCTGGCGCAGCGCGCGCAGGAATAGCGTTGTTGCCGCACGACCATCGCCGAGACTGGCTCGCAAACCTAGCAGGAACCGACTTACCTTCGCAGATAAGAACCGCACTCCGGCTATAGCTGTGGTTGCGAGACCAACTATCGGAACGAGCGCACCACTCAATCCTGCCAGACCTGTCTGGATAGCAATGATCGTAGTAGATATGGTAGTCAGCGCCGACGTGATGAAGAATAGCCGTTCCACAGCAATTCTCGTCTTCGCCAGCAGACCAACTAGACCATCATTCAACGCGGCTACCAACTGGGTGAACCGCGCCAGTGAACCCTCAGGTTTCTTCGACAAGAAACCCAAAAACAGTGAGGTGAATGCACGTAGCGTACCTAGCAGAATACCCGTCGCTGAAGCTAACCCTAACGCACTTTGTGCGCCTTCAGCCAGCAAGTGCAGCAGCTTAGGAACATTCAGCGTGAACAGCACCCCCATGAATTCCTTCATGCGTGATAACAGTAAATTGGAACCGTCATCTGCCACCTTGAAAATAGAAGGCAACAGTGCGCGGATATCAAACCCGCTCATGACCAATTTCTGTATCAGCACAGAAAGTCCCAATAGCTGGCCGAGCAACAACGGGCTGATGCGTTTTGTGGAGTCAGCCAGTTTAGAGAAGAAATTGGTAACCCCATCAGTAGCGGTTTGCTGGAGATCATCCACGCTTTTACCAATGGTGTTCTTCATCTGACGTGCGGTATTTCCTAACCGCCCGTCCATCATGTCGAAAACGCGCGTAACGACCTGACCGAACTTTTCTGCGAGATCCGCCAATTTGGTGGCGCTGGCTTCAATCTTGTCGAGTTTCGATAGCGCGGCGTCATCAATCTGGACCTTGATGGTCGTCTTACCGGTGGTGACTTTGTTCAGCTTCTTCTGTAAATCGTCGATCCCCTTGAACACCTTGTCCAAGTTGGATACGAAATTGACAGCAACTTCGCCGATATTCAGAGGCATGAATTATCCCCCCGGTCCGACAGGCATACGATTCACCTGAGAAACCAGATCACCTGCACTCGCAGTTTCGAGGTTGGCAGCGTTAACGACAGACCATGGCGCACCTGTCGGTACACCGGTTAGCTTGGCCATCGCTATGTCTATTTTTTGTGCCACTTGGAGTCTCTTCTGCGCTTTCTCATCCTCAGATACGGGCCTGCTACGTCGTGGCGCAGGCGCATATTCTGCTGGATTATTTACGATTGGCTCCCCGGTAATCATTCCGTGCATTAACTCAAGCTGATATTCCAGATCCTCAGAGTGAGCTTGTGCTTGTTCGCCTACTCGCTGAGCCTGTTCGCCCACCTCCTTGGATATCAGAGAGCCCATTGTGAGCAGCATCAGCATGCTCTGGGTCCTCTGATCGTCAATGGCCTTCTTGATGGAAATAAGCAGGTAGGTTTTAAAGTCCTTCAAGGTCATGTTCAGCCGAATATCATCGAGACTGAACCCGTTGGAGACCAGTACCTGCTCAGCTTGAGCGAAACTCAGCCGCTCGCCGCCTAGTCCTTCTAGGCGTCCACCGTCGTCAATTGCGCGCTGGAGTCTTCTGCCGGGGTCTCCGTCTTCTTCGTCAGAAACTCCAGTTTCTGTTTTAGGCTGCCGTCCTCCACGTTGACCTTGTACACGGCCTGCGTTAGCGTTATTACATCGCCCATGGAGAGGTTCTCGGTGTCTTCCTTCTTGAGACCGTGGTAATTCTTGTCCTCTTCCTCGACGGTAGACGTGCAGATAATATCGACGAGTTCGTCGTAATTATTTTCCGCAATCTCAAGGATGACGTCGAGCCAGTCCACAGCCTTACCCAGATCAAGCAAACCGTCCTCTGACCGCAGGCTGCCTAAATCGAGCACGTTACGCTCTCTAAGCACGCTGAGGATCTTTCGGAATTTACCCATCACCGTCACGGCGCGAAACGCCGTGAATTCCTGAATGAGCAAAACCCTCCCGCTGCTCAGTTCGACTTCGGTTGAAGCCGCTGTTTCAATCCGCTTCATTTTTCCTCCAGAAAATCGTTGAAAAAACCGACACAAGAAGTTCCGCAACTTCTAATAGCCATAATAGCTAATTCGGATAATGAAGTGGGAAAGAAAAAGGGCTGCCGAAGCAGCCCTTATTCCGCAAAGGATTAGAGCATCCTTTAGACGCAGGAGCCCTGCGGGGATACATAGAAGTCGCGGAAGTCCTTGAACAGCACGAAACGGCCACGACGGCCAATACCGTCGTCGAGGATCGTGCATGTGATCCCGGCTTTCATGAATTCCTGCGGGTTGACAGTGATGGCGCCATTCAGAGCGATGGAGACATTGTAGAACTCGTAGAACCCTTGCGGGCCGTTGTTCGACAAAATCTGCACACGCAGCGCACCCTGAAGTGCGATGCCGTCCTGAAGGCTGTAATCACACGCCTCGCGAGTGAAGCTGTACACAATGCGGACCTGACCACCGTCAGGGATGGCACCCGTGCCAATGCGCTCGATCGTAGCGGCGGAAGTCGCCACTGCAGAAGCGAACGAGAACGGGCCGCCACCGAGATCGGTGTCGAGGTTGCCAGTTGCCGTGATGTCATCAGGATCAACGCCGTCGAGGGCGTTGGCATTGATGGTGACCACAGAACCGGCGACAGTCGCATGGAAGTACGTACCGGCGTAGGCATTAACCGCCTCCGCAAGAGCGGCGGCGAGTTCGCCCGTAGTACCGAGGCTAGCTTCAAAATTTGAGGTAGCGGTAAGAGTGATCGTACCGCCAGTCTCTGGATTCGGAAGAACAAGCGTATCGGTACCGCCGTACGTAACACCACTAACCGTGATCGCCACGGTCGAGTGCGTACCGGCCACTGCTGCCGTAGGTGTGTAGTCCGTGCCAGAAACGTACTGTACAGAACCATTGAGGTTTGTGACCTCGATGATTGTGGTCGCACGGTTACTGAGAGCGCCACCAGTGACGCCTTCGACCGCTACCGGTGCGTAGGCTTCGGCGGTGGTACCGCTCAGGCGGACACGGGCTGCCTCGTACACCGTTGCCGAATTGGCGGCGGTGTCATTACGATCAACGATCGTGGCAGAGCGGAACATGATTTCGAGGTTACGGCCAACCAACTCTGTCATCGACAGGTTGATTTCACCGGCATTCTCTCCGACCATGCGCCGTACGGTCGAGTAGATACCCAACCGGGCCGACTTCTTTTCAACGAAGTTCTCAGTGATGTTGAGTTCAATGTCCTCAACGTCGCCGAGTTCGAAATACTGCCCTTGGGTGTTGTTAGCATCGAAGGGAGCAAACCACGCTGAAATGCGAGACGGGAGAGTAAGATTCTGCGGATTGAATGGCCGCACAACTTCGCGTGCTATTGCAGGCATTTGATTCTCCCAATGTTACGTAGAACGACTGTACAAAAGCTGGAGCCTAAAAGTTGCTTTCGCAAGGCCGCTCTCTGAGATTTCGAATATCTGGGGTTCTTCGATAGGGAAGCAACGATGGACTACCAAATCCGGTTCGCTGACATCAAGCAATTGGCCGTCTTCCCCGTACTTTTTACGTAGAACCTCAAAACTCGCATCATCAAAGAACAAGCTCCAGAGCCGTTGTGCGACGTCCATCGCACGCTGGGTTGGCGCTGATTCGACAACAACTCGAACCAGACCGGGCGTACCCGACTTGTGAAGCCGGGAGCCAAAGACATCGGTAGTTACGCCGTCCGACATAAAACTAACCATAGTCTTCTGATAATCATCATCGGTGGTAATTTCATTGGTTGTCAACCAATAAAACAGATTTTCCCCAATTACCGCCGGAATATAATCGGTGATCCCGTACTGAGCGCAGACGTCTTCCTCTCGATCGGGAATATCAACGGGCCACTGCATTGCCTCCAGATATAACGCAACACCCTGTCCGAGTGTATTTCGCGGGCCTTTTGCGAAATCTGTCGGAAATTTAGACCGAATATAAATCTCGATCTGGTGTTCTTGTCCGGTAGGTTGCGCCATTAGTAACCCCAACGTCTACGCTGCACACCCGGCGGTGGCGGTGGTTCATCACTGACGTCCGTAAGCACATAATCCTCATCGGGATCGAAGCTAGTGCGCTTCTGGGTCGGCTGTAAAGGCATATCTTGCCGCACCAACCTGAGATCATACGTAGACGAACCGCCTAGCATGCTCTCACCAACCTTGAAATCATAGACCTTGAAGTAGTGCGTAGGGTCATGCTTAAACCGCAGGTACATCCCGGCGTGTAATTTCTGCACGACGTCAGGAGTCTGAGGTACCGACATCGTGGCATCGATTTGTATCTTGGTATTTTTTCCGGTTGAGATGAACTTCGTTTCTTCGTGCATGTAGCACGGCCAGTAAACGTCGATCTCATCATCCTTCAGGACGTTCTTGTGCTTACGCGCACGCACGACGTCCACAGGAACAATTGCTTCAACCGTATGTGGATTCTGAAACACGTTATTCGCCTTTCAGTCTCTTAACGACCTGCAGCGTTTTCGACGCCGCAAAGGCTAGTAACGCGGGTAGCGCCAGTACGCCCGCTGCCGTAGATCCGAAAACCAAACCCCCGGCTAGTGCGAGTAGGGCGCCAGCACCGCCAACCATGAACAGCAGTTCCTGCGCGTCCCGGCGAGTTCCGACACCCTTGCCGATGCGCCGGACTTGCTTGCTCATTTTCTGGACCTTGATAGCCCTGCGACGTAGTTCCCGCAGTTCCTGTTCGGTATGCGTGGCCTTAGCTGTCCGCTGCCGCACACCACTAAACTCTTCCGCCGCCTGCTTGCCGCGCGCTGACGGGCTCCGCTGCATGATGTTCTTCAATTCCCGCTCAACGGCGTCGACCACCTTGCGGAAAGATTCGAGAATGTATATCTCGGAGGTTAACAGAGCCAGAATTTCTGTGGCTGCCATTTCAATCTGCGTCACAGAGTTCACGATATCCGCTACAGCGCGTTGCTCAGCTACCGTTAATTCACGTTGTTCAATGACGGCTTTAGGGTCGATCTGCTCCAGAGCGAAATTCACCCCCGCGAATTTCTCCTTGCCGGGGATGTTAAGTACATCTGGAGCAGGCTTCCCCTCCTTGGCGGCCTTCAGTCGAACATCTTCGAGCTTTTTGAGGGCCTTGGTCAGATTCCTATCAGTGTTGAACAGCGCCCGCACCAATTTACCGACCTGATTCTTCAACGCGTCCGTGAGAATATCGAGGCGTTTGACGGATTTGTTTTTCGTGCGTTCCGCCTTCTCGATACGAGCATCTAGCTCCTCGATCGCACGAGTGCCTTTTTCGACAAGCGTAACATCTACAGTCGGCTCAACGCCTCTAATAGTAGGCATTACAGACTCCCCGGATGATCGACGACCGTAGTCGCCAAATACGGCTTGAGGAAATGGTACGCTTCTTGACACAACCGGTGCTGCCGGGCCTCCTTGAGATCCCATGTCTCGTTGGAGTCCCCCCGAGATAATCCAGTAAGGCCCTGAGATTGAAGATCCCGGCGAGCATCGATGTCGTGCGCCCGATCGTCCTGTTGCATGAGATACAACGCCTGCACCGCACACGCGTGCTTCAGCGAGACCGGCAGGATTTCCGACGTAGTAGAAAATGCCGCGTACACCTCGCTGGCATCGAATATACGCGGGAACTGCCGTGAAGCGCGCTCGGCATCAAATGCATAAACACGCAGCTTGCGGCCCTTGTACTTCTCACGGTCAATGTCATCACTGGCCGTGATCAGGTACCGTAACGCTTTACCGGAATCCGGCACCGCAAGGCGCTCCCACATCTCCCAGTCACGCCGCGTCTGGAAGAACTGTGTCGCCTCCGCAAGTGTGGCATACGCCTCGCGACCCTCAGGAACTGTCACAGCAAAATTGGTGTTGAAGAGTTCTTCTTCAACCCAGACGACTGTCTGGCTCCCAACCAGCGACGTGCCTGTATATTCGAAGAACACATACTCACCGGGGAACTTCTCGCGATCGCTGACATCGTAATCGGTGATCTTGTAGGCGTAGTCGCTGCCCGTGATCACCTGCGTAATGCCTGCTGGGTAAACCAGCGTGTCCTGCAGTGCCCAACGCTGATTACGTACCGCGACGCTTAACGCCGAAAGCTGCACACCGTCTCCGGTGGCAGGATTTACCAGACGACTGGTAATCGTTACTTGATCAGCCATGACGGCCTACTTTCTAGGGCTCGTCGTACACGCCCCGCTTGCGTTCGGTCTTGAATCGCCGCAGGCCCTCCTTCGCGCCTTCCTTGAGAAGTACGCGGCTGGGCTTGACTGTGCCTTCGGAAGTCGGGAGGTTGATATCGAGGGGCTCATCGTGGACGTACTTGTCGTGCTCCCAGCCATCCTTTTCTTTGATCTTGATGCGGTTGCCCTTCTCATCGACCTCAAAGTGCGTTGAATTAGTCTGCTTCCAACCGCCAATAACACGCGCGGGGATATCCCGGATTTCTCCGACAGCCGACTTAGCCGCTTGCTTGAGCGCCTCATCCCAACTTTCGAAATTGCGCTCCAAACCGCGATCGCAGCAGCAGTACCCATCGTTGCGGCCAGTGCGCGGCACATAGTAATCGGCTTCATAACGATCGAGGCCGGTGCGGTGTACGTGAACTCGGGCAACTCCTACGCCGAAAGAACCCTCGATGCGGAGTTCGAAAGAAGCATGTTGTAAAATTAGCGGCATGAATATTCCTCCAGAAAAATCTTCTGTAGTATATACGGTCGGCGAGGCTAGTCGTCGAAATCCAAAACGTTGGTCAATCCCCGTTGCCAGCTACGCATCGCTCTAACAGCACGCTCTACGACGGTCTCTACACGAGTCGTAGCCGCATCAAAATCTTCCGTATCGTGGCGGGTTTCACTGACAACGACATTTGCGGCTGCGGTAATCGTATTTGCGTGTTTTTCACTGAGAGTTTCGGCTCTCTGGAATTTCGATGCTTGCAGCTTACGCACCTTGATAAACACATCTTCCACGGCTTCATTCAGTTCGTCTTGGAGATCGTTGGCGTGGCCGAACCACTTATCCCGAGCCTCGTCATCATTGACGGAGCTTGGTTTCGCGTTCTTGAAGAGGACCAACTTTTTATTGATCCTTGAAATGTTGTCTTCCAGTATTTTCGTGTTAGCCATCACAGGTCCCCCTTTAGATCGATGTACCGCTGCATTTCGAACGTGAAAAGCCGCTGATAGAAATCCCCGAACATCTCCAGCGGCTTTGTCAGATAGCGCGCCGCTCCGAAAAAGCCGAGGCTCGGATGGTTGTACGGGATCTCGTGCTGCCTCTCGGCGTATTCGAGGTCGTACACAACCCTAACCATAGATACGGCTTGCTTCAACGTGGGGAAAATTTCAACTTTCCCACTATCTTTGAGAGCACCTGTTAAGACGGGAACGAAGGCTTTGCTGTCGGCTAGAAGGCGCCTAGCCACTTGAACGAGGGCGTGTTCGGCTGCATCAGCTAAACGGTTTTTCAATTCACGCACTTTCACGCGAGAATTAACTGTAACCGCGAACGAGCCCTCGATCGGTGGCATATCTGTCTATCGTCCTTCTGCTGGGGGTGGCGGTGTCGGCAATCCCGCAGAAGCCGCCTCGGTCTCACCCTTTGCCGCAGCATTTGTTTGCGGCGATACTGTCGCATCCGTCACAGCTTCGTCAGGCGTAGATGGTGCCTGCTTGAGAGTCTTGTCGGGAGCCATTGACGTCTTTTGTGGGGATTGGCCCTCTACGTGTGATGTTTGCGTGATGGCTGGCGCCGGGACCTGACCCTGCGGTTGCGGGGTTTGCTGAGGCTGCGCGGGTTGCTGCTGCCTCTGCCCCTTGGGATCGAGGTTCACGAGCACAGGATTTCCGCCGGTCGGCGACTGTACCGACGTAACCTGCGAGTTGAACCGCGCAGAATGGTCGGTCTTGGAATTCAGTTCTTCCTGTGTCGGATCACGGAACGGCATAAATGCGATTTGCACGCGCTCCTCAGGTGCAAGCTCCTTGAGCATTACCACCTTGCGGCCCGTGTTCGAATCGATGCTGATATTCGTATCCTCGATCTTTTCGGAGTAGATGTAGTTCTTGACCTGATTCATCAGTTGCAGAACCAACTTCACAGGCACCTTCCGAATTTCCCAAGGTACGAATTCGTGGCGTGACCGCTCCCACAGTACGGTGACGGTCCTACTGGTGCAGACGTCGATCATCTGCTCCTTCATTGCCCGCAGCGAGTGCGTACGCTTTGGTTCACGCGTGAAATTCGCGGCCTCCATCACAACCAGCAGCATCGGAATATTTTCATGCGGCTGATAGATGGGTGCCTCGCGCTGATCGCCCACAAATGTTTGACGAATGAAATCGTTAATACGCCTGCGCGCATTATCAACGACCTCTTGTACGACAGGCTTTTTCATCGGATCAAGGTCCTGCTGCGTCTGTCCACCGTATGAAGTAGCGGATGCTGCTCCAAACGGCAGGATAGCTGGTCCTTGTGCCCTTTGTGGCGCACCTGCTTGCTGAGCAGGGAGTCCGGGTTGCGCCGGTAATCCACTCATGATTTTCTCCTGTACTTTCCAACGAAAAACGAAAAATAGCTGAGATCAGTATAACGAAAGGGGGAAGCTCGTGCCTCCCCCTTTCTTCCGTTACCGAAAAACCTCGGATTATGAGGTCTGGATGTCACGGATAGAACCCGCCATAAACGGATTCTTGTACTGAAGCTGCGAGTACGTCTTCGCGAACATGATGCTCGCGTCCTTGTTACCCGCATCGCGCGGCTCGATCTCGAAATCAAGCAGCATCTTGAACTTCAGCAAGTCGATGTCGATGAAGTCCATCCGGCCTTCCTCATACAGAGGAACGCTGATGATGGGAACATCATTGAACATCAGGGCTTCGAAGCCGCCAACGTAGCGCAGTGGGCTAGTTGACTGGGCAGGTGCGAACGTGTAACGACGATCAACACCGAGCAGCAGACCGAACTGAGTGAACACGTTCGGTGAGCAGAAGATATGCGTGATCTTGCCCTGACGGACAGCACGCACTTCATTCAGGATCTGGTGCAGAAGCAGTTCCGAGATCGGGCGTGGCGTTCCCGGTGAGACCGGGTTACGCAGCACGAAGGACTGCCACCACGTGTCAACGGAGCGGTCGATGGTACCGTAAGTACCAACGTCGCCACCGTCGTCAACCATGGCCTGAATGCCGGTGAGGTCGAGGCCAGTCGCATCCAGCGAGGCGTGTACGCCGTTGAGATTACCAGCGCCGTCCGACAGACTCTGCAGATTCATGTTTGCCTGAAGCTGCTTGAGGGCCTGCTCGGTGTTTTCGGCGAGGGAGTCTATGATCGCGCTACGCGACTTGGTAATCGCTTGTGCGAGACCTGAGACCTTGATCGGAACACCATTGAGTTTCCAATCCAGACGTGCAGTGTCGAACTGCTCGCCGAGATCGTTGCGGTCAATTCCGATGTCTCCGTTTTCGGCGTAGGAGCCCGCTGCTGGATTTCCTGCGTAGTACACCTTCCAAGTGATGTCCTTCTCGACATACGACTCTTCGGTGGGCTTCAGGAGTTCCATGAACACATTGTTCCGGACGAATGTACGGTAGAAGGTAGGCTCGAACTCCTCCTTCACCATGACAGCCGCATCGGAAAAATTGAAGCCGACTTCATTCGGCATGATGCGTCTCCCTACTTGTAAAAACGCGAACCTAATAATGTCTCTGGTAGTCCGTGCGCGAGAAAGCCGTCCGGCCATTGCACAAAAGAAACAGGTGCGGAATCCACCGCACCTGTAGGGTAATTGAATATTTCAGGTTTTTTCAACCCCAAAAATCGTTTTTTATGTCATACCTTGAACGCGCTTACGCAGATTTTGCTTGGCTTCACGGAATGACGCGGCTTTTTCACGCGGCTCTGCCGGTGGCGCTTTTGCGGAGCCGCCTCCTTCACCACCTGTGCCGGTAGCTCCGGGTTTGACTTCGAGTTCCTTATCGTCCTTCACCTTAGCGAAGAATTCAGGCACGTCTTCCTTGAGCTTCTCGAAAATATCCGCGAAGGACATTTCCTTACCGGCCTCATTTACGATTTCCTGCGCTTTTTGCTGAGCGAACTCATGCAGGTTGGTTGGTATACCGGCATCGTGTGCGGCACTACTGAACTTGTGGAAGTTGGTTTTCTTTTTCAGGTTGTCGCGATCTTCTTTGATTTCATCACGCACCTCTTCGGCGCGCTTCAGCTTATCCTTGAGATCAGCGTTTTCCTGTTCCTTTTCCGCGAGCTTGTTCTTGATAGGTTCGAGGCCCTTCTCTACGGCCTCAGTAACCTGCTTGGCGATTGCTTCCTGCGTTATCGCAGGCTGCTGGTCACCTTCGGGAGCCTTCGCCGGTTCGCCTTCAGCGGGCTTGGCGGGCTCGCCCGTAGCGGGTTGACCGCCCTCGGCAGGGGTCGTGGTTTCAGCTTCGGCAGACTGCGCGGCACCAGCACTGGCAGGCGGCGTGGTTTCAGTTCCGGTAGTTTCCTTGGGTGTAGTTTCGGCACCTTCTCCTGCCACATTTTTCTCCTGTTCTGCGGTGCGCTTTGAAACACGCTCCTTGATCTCATCGAGCTTGGTCTTCTGCTCGTCGGTCAGCCCCTCCTTACGAATCTGCTCGTATTTCTTGGCGCTGTCGAGTTCGCTTTCGAACTTTTCAGCTTCCGCATCGAGTTCCTTCATCATGGTGTCGAAATCGAACGCGTCAGCCATTTCCTCGCCACGGATCTCGCCCTCTTGTGCGGCATCCGCTTTGATTTGATCATGCTTTTCCTCAGTCGCCACCTTCTCATTGATTTTATCCCGCGCTTTGGAAAATCCATCCTGAGCGCGTTCATCGGTGAGGAGTTGACGAGACATGCCGCCATCCGGCGGAGTTCCACCCTCGGGTGTGCCTGCTGTGCCTGCCATTCATTCTCTCCATCGGTTAAACAGAAATAGCGTGCGGGTTAGGCCGCGAACGCCTGCGAATCTTTTTATGGGACGTAAAACGCTGAACGTCTTTGAGAGTCAGCACCGGCCCATACCTCCCATCGTAGGTGTCCAAGGTTTCCTTGAACGACCGTAGTATATGATGGCGGCAATTTGGATGAAACAAATTTGGGCTTAATTCTCTCTGAACAAACATCAATGCATCCGCTGTCAGCACCTTACCTTGAACGAAAATACACGTCTGAGATGACTCGGGTACCGCCCCCGGATTACTTATCCGGAACAGGCGCTTAGCTCGCGGTACCTTCCTCAAACGATCCCGCTGCTTGAGCAGGATGCTGTCGGCCTCTCTGAAGAAATTCGAGGGCAGCGTCTTCACCAGCATTTTCACGTGCTGAGTAATGCCCATCCGAAAAATAGTACGCTGGCCACCTGCGGTCTGTCGAGTACGAACGACGCCGGACATATTGCCCTTCAACTGGCTCTCCGCCAGCCGCTTCGCGCCCTCATCACGGCCAAACAGCGCGGTGAATATCCGCTGCAAAATGGTGCGGTTGCGATTCAGTTTGTTCTGCGATCCCTCGATTGAATCCGAGGCAGTGGCGAACGCTTTCGTGATGTTCTGCACCCACAGGCCGAGATAGCGGTCTCGTAGAAGCAGGATGAATTCCTTAATCTTGTCGTCGGTGATTTTGGCGGTCTCGATGAAGGCCGCTGCCATAGCGCGGAATTCGTTGCGTCCGATCGCTACGAGTTCGTTCTGTAATCGGGTCAAGGTGCCTTGGTTGAACTTCGTAACATCCTTCTCTACATCGCGTTGAAACACGGACAACTGCCGCAGGATGATCCTGAACTTGTTGCCACGAAAGAATATGCGCGGTGGTGCCATAACGCCCCTATATTAACAGAAACCGGACCAGTGGCAACTGGCCCGGCTCTGCGATGGAAAGTTCAGAGAGACTAGGCTCCCGACTCACCTCTATCTACGATTGAGGCTCGGTGTCCTCATCCGAAGAGGCGTCTGCGTCTGCGCCCCCGTGAGACTCATCTTCATCAGGTTTTTCGTCCTCTGAGCCAGCGTCAACGACGTCGGAATCGGATTTTTCATTGCCATCGATTTCCGGCGCTCCAGAGTCTTCGGTCTTTTCGCCGTCGTCCGTACCGCCGTCGGAATCCTTGGGTTCTTCGTCCGTGCCGTCGTTAGGCTCTCTGGTATCACCCGTGTCGTTGTCTTCCTCGAAGGATACCTCTGGCTCGACAAGCTCGACTACAAGATCGACGGCCTTTTCAACGAGCACATCTGCCATGGGAATATTCAAGCCGACCAAAGCGGCTTCGGCAATCGGACCAAGGGCGCGCACCAGCTTGCCCATCAGGTACATCAAGCCCTTCCACGTGTCGTAGGCATTTCGCACCGTTGCATTTTCAGCAACAAGGCGGTAGCTATGCAGCACCATGTGCACACGAGTCAGCATTTCCTGACCACGCTCTTTTTGTCCGCTCAGCAGCAACTTCTGCGCTTCTGCGTACACCTGCGCTAGCTGACCCAATCGAGAACCGAGGGTCATCTCTTTGGCGGACCCCTTCACGGAGTCCTTCACCTCGACGATGAGGTTTTCGAATGAGGCTTTACAGAGATCGAGCGCCTCCTGCAGCGCGGGGCGCACTTTCTCAGCGATCTGCGGAAACAGGGCCTTGTTGATGCTCCCGGTTACCTCATTGTGTGAACGTTCTGGCATGCTACTCCTCCATACGGTTGATAATGCTTGTCACGTTTCTAACAACGTGCTTGTGTGTATCCTTCTTGAAGGCTAGTGCGCCCTCGATAGCTTTAATCACGGTCTCCGTATCCTTGTACCGTCCGGGCGCCTTCTTGAGTTGCTGCTGCGCGAACTTCACCGCGATAGCCAATTTGTCATTCGGACCGGGCTGCATGCCGGATTTCTTCATCACCTTCTGAGCCCACTCATTAGCGGCATCGACGGCCATATCGATAATAGCGTCGTACTTGTCCGGCCAACGGGACTTCAACCACGTGCGCAGCCAGCCAGCGCCAGCGATAATTAAAGTCGCCACTACAGCGGCGATCGTATGTTCCCAGTTGAATGAAGTTTCAGTGAGCAAGGTCAGCATATCTGTCTCCTTAAAAAACCACCCGGACATTATGCCGGGTGGTTCATTGGCGGACAAGAGATAATGCGCTACTTCTTAGCGACCTCTCTTGAATTCAAGGTTCCGATTACTCGTCCTCCTTGTTCTTTTCCTTGGCATTGGCCAAAGCCTCTTCAGCCAAAGCAAGGTGAGCCTCAGTTAGCATGGTGCGAGACAGGCCCTCTGCACTGTCCCAGTTACCGTGCCATGAGTTGTCCCCGGCCTTCGCAGCATCGAGCATCAAAGCCGCACTTTTAGTGTCGGCGTCAATCTGCTTGGCGTTTTCCACAAGCTGTTGAGCTATGCGGACGTCAATGGGTTCCGACGTTTGAAACAGAGCGCACCCACTGAGCAGTAGGGGCAACACGAGCAAAGCTAAGAACTGCAGTCGCATGAGTCTCCTCCATCGTTAATGTGGTAATGGTCTGCACTAATGTGGTAATCCGCGCACCACATTACCTCGTTCTGTGGTGTTGGCAAGACAAAAGTGAAACCGGCCCACGCGGGCCGGTTTCACAGGTTTCGGAGATGCAATGTCTACGAGCATCGTCAGTCAGTATACGATTCGCCGGTCAAACGGGCAAGCTGTATCCGTAGCTCCTCGCGGGTCATGGCGCTCATGCGGATCGTGGCCAAGAAGGCTTTCTCGCGCCAGTTCTCCACGCACGCCTCCCTGTAGAACTTGCGCAAGTACCTGCCAATGTACGACGGCTCGAAGTGTTCGGACTGGCTGGTCTTAGTGTGGAATCTCCCCATGCTCTCTGGTGGGCGCTCTAGTCCTTCTTCTTTTTCTTACGACCCTTACCAGCCTTGTCCATGGCGATCGCAACGGCCTGCTTTTTCGGCTTACCGGAACGGATGAGTTCCGCCACGTTGTCGCTGATGGTCTTCTTGGACTTACCTTTCTTAAGCGGCATCGTCTTCCTCCGCATCAAGTTCTCGCAGTAGCGTGCGTAGCTCAGACCGTTTCTCCGTCGGCAGCTTCTTGACGATCTTGCGGGTCTGCCTAAAATCCTCCGGCTTGTCTTCCTTCTTGAAGAGGGCCTTCAGTGCTGCCTCAAGCCCGTGCGGCTGATCTCTGTCGGAGAGATTACGCCGGGCAAGGAAACGGTAAAGCAGATGCATAAGCGGAACACGCAGGCCGAGGTCCTCCATGTTCTCTATCACGCTGGTGAGTTCAGTCAAGGCAATGTACGCATAAACCGCTGACGGGATCATGCTCAAGAGCGGCACCGCGATCTGCGTTTGTTGGGCTACAAGGATTAACGCGCAGTACAGCAGCAGTTTTCCGATGCCACTCACGAAAGCCCGGCTTGACAGATTTCGATTCTTGATAGCGCGTGAAATTCCAAGCAACCAATCAAGAGCCCACACAATACCAAGCGCAATGAGCGGTGCGGTGTCATCCACCATCACGTGCCCGTAGACAACTATCGGTGAGGATACGAGTAATTTCGGTAAAGCTCCTGCAGCTAGCTGACCTGCGCTGCCGAGAAGACCGGAAAATACGCCATCCATGCGCATGCTCCATCCCTCCTTGCCCTTCTAGGACAAAGAGCCTCGCTGTTACTGCTTGCGAGTGCCGTCGTCACGCCATACCGGAAGCACGCGGTCGATCTGGACATCTTCCACTGCCGCGCGATAGCGGAACGGTACACCGGTGAAGAGACCGGTTTTGTCCGCACCAGCGGCGAGGCTGATGACAACAGGTGTCACGACCAAACGCTTATCCAGAGGTGTGGCGTTTAATGGCGCATCGTCAAGGTTGATTGTGCAAAGATCATGGGTGCCAAGGACAAGCGGGCCGCCGGTCATTTCAATCGTCATGAGGCCCGCCCCATCCAGTGAGAGCGTGTTGACTGTCAGAGCACCATCCACCTTGGTAACAGTAGCCGAGGCGTATTCGGGCGCGAACCCGCTGATGGTCAAGTCCACAGTATCAATCGACATCACCTCACCTATCACAAGTTGCACCTTGAACTTGGCAGGTACCGCATCGAGAGTGACTGGGACAATCTGGAGCTTGTTTGCGTAGACGCTGTAATCACCGTAGTCATCCTGCATGTCGGTGAGCACAAGTGACGGTTCGTAACCATGACCCAGCATCCACGCCTGCCATAGATTGGCCTCTAACGAAACCTTGCCGATGTTGCGATCGTACAGGTTTTGCAGAGCATTCCACGCAGGCTCGACGCCGGTCGTGTCTTGGTTGAGAACTTCCATGGCCGCAGCGAACGGCTTGGAGATGCCTTCCGCCTCAGCCAGCCATGAGCGTATTTCGATTTCCGTAACGAAACCCGGCTGGTGCTTGAGGTCGCGAAGGTTGTTCGCGGTGATCCGCAAGCCAGCGTCACTGGGGTCGTTGACGCCGTTCCAGTTGTCGCTCTGGTACATACGTACGATGGCGACAGCGAGACGAGCGCGATCAGAAGAAGCATCGTAAACCTCGCGGGCGGTTGAGGGTAGACCGAGCCCTTGCAGGTACGTGCGAATATCGGCGGCAGTCTTACTGTAGGACTGCACTTGGTTCTGCATCTCAACGAAGAACTCGAACGCGCGGATACCGTTTTCATGCTGGAGCTTCAAGCTCGCAAGCGGCACCTGCGCAAAGTCCGTAGCGAGATCCGCGTGCGGGAATGAAGCAGCCGCTTGCAGCGTGATCGAACGGATCAGGCCGTAGCGTGCTACGAGTCCGTAGATGCGCTTCATGCCGTGGCTCAGACCATTGAACTGGTCGAACTTAATCGCGCCGAAAGTCGTATTGAGGTCGTCCTCAATGTGGCCTTCTGCCGTCGCCGGGGTAGCAGTGAACTGGGCTGCGCCATAGACCGCCAGCATTTTCAGATACTCAGCACTGGACTTGTCGTGCTGTACAGTTAATAGCCCGCCTTTAAACAGTACGGTGTCTGGCGTAGTCGGCATTTTTTACTCCCTCAAAAAGACGCGAGTTCGTTATTTCGTGTGGACATTTCCGCAACCTGATCGCTCATATCTCCGGTCGCTACATCCTGCGGCGGGGTTTCATCTCCGGGTAGCGCCACTCCTCCTAAACCAAATGGGGTGGCGTCCTGAAACAATTCCCCCTCCTCTTGTATACGTTTAATCTCCGCGATTGCTTCTTCTTCACTTCTGCCGTCCACTTCTGTGAGGAATGTGTACAGCGAGAGGCTTGATTTACCGCCTAAACGGTCGATTGACTGAGAGACGTCCTGCGGAAGCGCGGGCATCATCTGAATATCAATGTCATTTTCCCGAATTACCGCTTGAACCGCGACGTGGCGGTTTTCGATCTCCTGCAGCTGGTTCTGGGTAACCAGATAATCGAGTTCCTCAGTATTTCCAGCCTTTGTCGGGTCTTCGATAAACAGCCCGAGCGGAGCGTCCTTCAAGACCTCCACTTTCTGGAATACTTCGTTGAAACTCTTCAAAGAGATCCGCACAGCGTTGCTCTCTATGAATTTCTGGATCAGGCGAGCCTTTTCCTTGATCTCTTCGGCGGCGCCTTCCATCTGCGCCCGCTCCATAACGCTTTCGGCCACCTTGAAGTCACTGTAATAATCGATCGCGCTGATTATCACGAAAATCAAGCGTTGCAGGGAAGACTTGATATTCCCCCTACGCCGGTTGACCTTGTTCAGCGTTGGTGTCAGCTTCAATTTGTAGGCGACACCAGTCTCTACGGCGTCGGCCTTCTTGGAGCTTAGCAGGACAGGAGCGGTCTGACTCTCCGTAGCAATCATGTCGAGAATGAATTCCCGGTTGCTCTCCGAGCCCGCAATATCCGCCTGCGGTTGCAGGTAATCCGGTGTGAACTTATCTTGAGGCCGCACGAGAATGACGCCCTCTCGCGGTACACGATAGAACGTCTTGCCGGTAGACGGGTCGAAGGTGACCGCCGTTTCACTGACCATCATTTGCGGACCAGCGTATTTGTTGAGGAGTTCGCCCTCTCGCGATGCACGATCGTTAAACGAGAGGTTGTGGTCGATGACGCCATCCCACTCACTCTGGAAGGTACCGAGCGTGATCTTGTTTGGCAGGATGACGATCGCGAAGTCTTGCAGGCCGGTCACTACGACGCGCTTGAGATCCGGCTTGTAGTACTCAAGCGGGACCTCCGCTACGATTTCGCGGCCCTTCACGGCCCACAGGTAATTCTCGTAGTATCCCTTGAAGTGGCGTTCCTCGAAGATGAACTTATCAAAGCCGCCGCTTCCGTGAGACTCGTGCGGGATGCCCTTGATTTTCTGCCAATCCCGAATGTCCTTCTTGGGGATTGGGATCTTCTTGGATATGCAGGTCCAGTCGTTGTCCTTGTTCTTCGGGAACGACACCCACAGGAACTGAGGCAGGACTCGCTGTAATTCCAGCGTGCCGGAATCCTTGTCAACGATCACCTGCACGCCAATATAGCTGAGGGCGCTGGCTTCGAACAACCACTCGTAGATGCTCTCACCAATTTGCATGTCATCGTTGAGCAGCGTATCGATCTCGTCGATGCCGGTCTTGATCTTTACACCGCCACCGGCAATCAGGTCTGTCTGGGCCTGCGATATCAGCTTGAGGAAGTTGTAGGCTTGGTACTTGGTCTGCTGATCGACCATGCCGCCTACGCGTTGCTTGTACCACTCCGGTTGGAGGAATTTCACACCCTCCATCAGAATGCGGGAATATTGAGCTAGCTTCTTGCGTTGCGCTTCGTCCTCTTTCGTACACCAGTACCGCTTGACTTTTCCATCCTTGTTACGGGTGATGTACGTTGGATCACGCTGCGTGAGATGGGATCTCTCGAACACGGCGTCGTCACGGATCGCCTCAGCGATCTGATCGATGTAACGCGAGAACCGGATGGAGATCCTCAGCGTGTTTGCAAATGCGTTAGCTACGTTGAGAGTTCCCGGCATGATTTACCTCTACGGTACGGCAGGCTTCTGGATGACGAATACCAACTCTTTCTCAGTCGGTAGGTACGTGGTCGAGACCACGATAGCATCCTGATCCACTGCTGCAACTGCCGCATCCAAAGCCGTCTTCATGGCGGCCTCCGCAACGTGAGCGTTTATGCGGAAAATCGTGTAGGTGGCAGGTGTCGCCATGGCTGTTTTCCTTCAATATTGAAAGCGGGGACGGCGAACGCCCCCGCTCGGTCATTTGACAAGAACCAGCGGGGTCAGGAAATTATCCTTCGCCTCCGCTCGGTACAAGGTCGCGCTGCTGTTCCGCACCGGGAGCAGTTGCGGCGATTTCTTGCTTGGCCTCATCCAAAAGGATAACAGCGTTTTCGATCTTGGCTTCAGTCTCTTCACCGACCTGTGGGGCGGCCTGCGCAGCTTCAAGCGCCTCCATGGCGCCAGCCTCTGCAACATTCAGACTTTCAACAGCCTTTTGCTCGACCTCTGCTTCCGCTGGCTGGGCGGGTACGCTCGGGGCCATCTTACCGGCCAAGTTTCCTGTCGGATTACCGGGGTTTGGCGTCATTCCGCCTTGGTCCATCGGCATTTTTCTCTCCTCTTGTCAAAGTTAAAACGGTCCTGCACATTATCTACGACCAGAGGCATTATGAAGTATTTTACGGTTGTCCGTCAATGGCGTAGAAAGGCATCTTTGGAGGTGCGCCCTGCTGTTCCTTCGCTGTGCGCCAGTTCTGCATGGCGATGTGCTCGTCCACACCCTCTTCCCGCGTCTGCTGGGTGACGAAAGAATACATGTCCGGATTACGCTTCAAAAGGTGTTTAATAGCCATTTGCGCGGCGATACCACGATTGAGATCCAGCGAGAGGCGCTGTAAAAAGGCAAGACAGTCCACCGTACCATCCACGGTATCGTCGTGTGCCGCCTGCGGGAATTTCGTGAGTTCCTCAAAACATTCATCGATGTCTTTTTTCGCTAAAGACGGATGCGAGGTGAGCGGGATATAGAATTGACCACGTTCTACGAGCGGGGACACTCCCAGAGCACGCGTGGTCTTGTCAGTCTTGCCACGCTTAACCTCGAACACTGGTGCGAAAAATCCAAACATGACGGATAATTCGTTGAGCGTGTCAGCAAGTACCTTCTGGTATGCCACACTCTCCACGAGGAAACCCATGTGCCGGAAGGGTCTCGTACCTTCGACAACCGGATCGCCTTCGCCTACCTTCCCCGACGGCCAGTACCGCCCACCGAATTGATGGTTGTACGCAACGAAGTGCTTGAACATCAAGCGCATCTGCGTAGCAAAGCTGGCCCGCACACGATCGACGTCCACCAGATAATACCGACGCTGGTTGGGGGAATACCCCGCCGTAACGATCGCTGTGTAATCCCGGTCAGATTTCTCTGCGGATTTTCCACGTGAACCGGCAGGATCGATCGCAGTAACAACGATGAGGTCATCAGGCAGAATCTCGTAATGCATGCCCACCGAACGCAAGTACTCCTCTTGCATGGGCGTGAAGAACGTAGCATCCGAAATCCAGTATCGGAACCAATCGGGGTGGAAATACCTTGTGCTGTCGTCCAGCGGATTAAGTAAGAACTCCTTCGAGAACGCCAGCGAGCCAATGTCGTTCTTTTTCCAGTACAGATACGAGAGATAATAAATCTCATCCGGATCTGCGGTGCGGAGTTCCTCATCCGTGTACGGCCTGCCGGTACGGTCTACCGGGCGGTTCATATCAGGCTGCGACCAGTATTCCGGCCACAATGGGTTGACTGGGTTCAATTGCTCATCGAACCCATCACACGCAGGCATCTTGACCTTCATCCACAACGCCGTGCGGGTGGTGTCTTTCCACAACCGCATAACGAGGTCGTCGTCATGAACGGTCGTGCCTACGATAATGATGTTGCCGACGCCAGTCTCGGGCACGTTGTAGGCTGCACTGAAGAACCAGTTCCACAGCTTGTCACGCACCTCCTGCGTTTTGACGTCCTTGTCTTCGATGACGTCATCGAAGATCAGCAGGTCGGGGCGGTACGATTTCAGCGTACGGTACCTAACTCGACCTCGCCGGTCACGCTTGATGAAATCCCGAGCTAGATCCTCGGGCAGCGATTCGTTGGTACCACGGACAGACCCGCCGACACCTGCGGTGAACACAACGACCTGATTGGTTGTCTTGATGTAGCGGGTACGCCACGTCTCTTTCTGGTTGATCCTGTCAAATCCAACCAAGTCACCGAAGCACGCCCGAATGCGATGATTGTGCTCCAGTTCAGTCCTGATTTTGTTGAGGAACTTCTCAGCGTTGGGTGCCGTAGTGGAAACGATGCCAATGTGGCGCTTGCGCCGGTAGCAGATATTCCACAGGACGTAGGCGAAATTGAATAGCGTTGATTTTCCATGCTCACGTGGGAGTAAGAACAGCGCGTGTCTGCCGGGCCTCAGGTTCTGCAGGTCCTTCTGTATTTTCCTGTGGAAATTACCGAAGTCCCGCGTGAAGTGCTCTCTCAGAAAATACCGGCAGAAAAATCCGAAGTCATGAGAGAGTTCGACAGCGATCGACAGGTTATTCTCAAAAGCGTGAACGTCTACCCACACCTCTGGCGGTGCTTCTTGTACGGGTGCGGGCATTAATTCAGCTACTGGAGTCAAACGAAAACCCCCTGTGCCGGGCTAACACAGAGGGCGTTCGACAGGTAAGAACAGACGCCTTAAACGGGAGCGGAGGGCATGTGTGAGGTGAGTGCGTGGCCCCGTCGCTAGCGCATCGTCGAAATTCTACTCCACCCTCTGTATTGGTGTCAACCTCTATTCTGCCTTTGCATTTTCCATGTCGGTCATAACCTGATTTCTAATGGGCTCATTTTCAGCGAGCACGACTGACGCTGCCGCCATCAAATAAGCCCTATGAGAATTCTCTTTATTTCCGAGATTCAGGTCAAGTAGTTGATAACTCTGCGAGGCCCGCACCGTGGGATTGGATTCGAAACGTCCGTCTTGCTCAATCATCTGAATGAGAGCACCATCGGGTAGAGAATTGAGCACTTGCCCGTACTGTCGCAGTGAAGCCTGAGCGGATACCCGCACGATCGGATTTTCATTGGGCTGCGGCTGTGGTTCTGCGGGTGTTTCGAAGGGCGAGGGTAGCTCCACCTGCTCCGAGGCATCAGCAGGCCCTGCGGGAGCCTGCTCCTGATGCGGCTGGTCATCGGGATTAGCCGTCGCAGGTGGAGTTTCCTCAATCGGCTCCGCTGGTGGGGTTGGCGGAGTCGGGTTCAAAGCGAGTTCCGGAGCGGTCTCGTTGATCTTGTCGAAGTCGACAGGTTTCAAACCGGGTTGAGTTTCCGACAGCACGCCGGGTACCGGTATTGCAACCGGCTTCCGACTATCGATGATATCCTCAACTTGTCCAACCGTAGGTTCGGGCGCTTGAGGGATCGAGTTCTCTTTCTTCGCTCGCCTCCGGTCTAGTTCTTCATGAGCATCGGTAGGTAAGATGGGGTTTTTACCGTTTGCTATGACTGTCTCCGCACGACGCTCCTCAGCCTGTTCGAGATCCGCTATTGCAGATTCACGTGCTTCGCCAAGCGTCATCTTCTTGCCTAGCGGATTACGTACGGGCTCCAACTGACTCTCGTGTTCATCCAGCGGCTCGCCCGGATAGAGGTCCTGCCCTACGGGCTCTACCGCAGGTACAAGCGTGAATTCTTGTCCATCCGCCGGTGGGATTGTGGAGCCTTGCGGCATCTTCACCATTTTCACAGCGACTACTTGAGGCCGCTTACGCAGCATATAGTCAACAAGCATCATGGTCGGTACTTCACCGAGCATCTCATCAAAACGTGTATCAGGCATCGAACTCTCCATCGCGAAGAACATCCAAAAGAACAGTTTCTTTTTTGTAGGTCTCTTCGAAGTGAGGTTGGAATTCAGGGACTAGGACCTGAGCGCGCTTGAAAAATCGTCGGATCATCCGCCGCTTGCGCCAGCCCCATATCCATTTGATCAGCCTGAACATCAAACTCTCCATCGAAAAGAGTTGAAAAATTAATCGAGGAATTTCACCTCGAAGTCATCTCGGACTTGCAGCTTCAAGACATCCTGCACAGCACCATCAAGACTCTTGAACGAGCCGATGTTATCCCAACCACTGTGCTCGCCGGGCACGTAAGCGGTCCAGTAGTCTTCAGCGACCATCTTTACGAAGCCGAGCAAGGATTTGGTGATGTTGTGCTGCTGTGGGTCTTTGTACAGGGCTTCAACGAAATAGGAGTCGTCAAGCAGTTCGTCACTACATTGACCTTCGTCTTTATCCTGCCAAGTGATGAAATACTTGTTGTCAGCGTGGTCAGTGTGAACCCTGATAGACGGGACGCTAGGAGCCTTCATAGTTACCTCTCCATCGAAAAGAGTTGAACTACTAAATCTGCATGAATTAGTAATTCATTAGTATTTGGATGCGGCGGAAGGACTCGAACCTTCGACGGGAGGATCAAAACCTCCTGTGTTACCGATTACACCACGCCGCAGCCGTGGTATCAGAAATGTCAAAAAGCGACCCCAAAAGAGACCGCCAGTACGCTAGCAAAAAAGTATCTAGGGATTTTGGGAAACTTTTTCATTTTTGTCAAGGCTTTTCCGTGGTTGGACGCTAGCCGACTCCATCACAGGTTCGAGCTACCTTCAGGCGCACGCAGCCCTTTTTACGGTCCGTGAGCCTAAAACGGCGTGGCAATCGCCGACGTGCTTTGCTGTCCGCCCACGGACACGGAGCCGGTAGCTGGGTCTTGCCATGACCCCCAACCGAAAAATAAACAGGGCGTGAGCAGGAATCGAACCTGCGGGTAGGCATATCCGGAATACAGCCCACAGCCATCTTTCAGGCCGCGTTTACCACTTCGCCATCACTCCCTGCCAAAGAGCAAGCCTCATCGTCCCTTGTGGAGAAAGCGCGCCATCTTTATCAGGCAAACCATTTTACGACGAGGCTAATTTGGTGGAGGCGGAGGGAGTTGCACCCTCGTCTTCGACACCACTATGTGTCGAGCGTTCCTACGCGCCCCCGGTAGCACGGGCAGAGGTGATCTGTGTTCAACTGCGTTACCCGATGCCTGCGGGGTTCTAACCACATGACACCGCCGTGCGATACTGGTAGCGGGGGGTGGATTCGAACCATCGACCTTCAGGTTATGAGCCTGACAAGCTGACCAACTGCTCTACCCCGCAGTATTTCAAATGTCAATTACCGCATTACGCATAGCCGGTGAGAGTACATGCATCTTGCGCTGTTCATCACGGACACGCTCGCACTCTTCAGCTACCTTGCGGCCTTCCTCTTCCCAATTGGGCGGAGGGTTCTTCGGAGCCCTTAACGCAGAGAAATCGATCTCTCCGTCTTTAGCCCACTCAATGATTTCAATTTCATCGCCCATGTCAGTCACAATGTTTATACCGATTCTCGCCTAGCCCTCTCGTGGCTTGCATCCGCTGCTTGGCCTGATGCTGCGGTCTGGTCTTACGCTCGTAATCGCGTTTGCCTTCAGGTGTAGTCAATCTCTCCTCAATGGCATCGAGAATGACTCTCCCTTCAGGACTCGGTTTCAGGTTCATTGCCATTACAACCACCTGTACAGGAACGGACAATCAAAATCACGGACATGAGCCAGCACTTCATAGTCGCCATCACGCAGAGCGGCACGAATCTGCCTACGCACACCTCTGTTTGTCAAACGCCTATGCTGTTGCCTTGGGTTCGACCAGATCCCGTTAAAGCGCCTGCGATAGCGCAGGGTATGCTCTCGTGTGCCGCGTAAAATCATCGTCCCACTAGTTACAGTACACTCTCAGGTAATGCGTTCTGCTGAAACAGCATAAGCTCCCGAGCGTGCGACTGCAAGAGCGTATCGCCGTGCTCACGAAGCAGGTGCACTACGTCTGTGCCGTCGATGCCCTCGTAGACCCAGACCTCTTCGTTTGTGCTGTCGAGTGTAAGGCCATCGGGCAGCGCCTCGGCCAGCCCACGTGACGCCATGCTTTCCAGCATGCTTGCGCGTGTGATCTGTGCAGGCACGTTAAAGCCTGCTAGTTCCCCGCCCAGCGAGGCCACATTTACATGCGCCACGAACAATGCGTCACCGATGTTCTTGTCCATCTTGGCGGACGATTCGCCTTCAGCGTAGTACCACTCGTCATCGATCAATGACATATTCAACGGCAGAGGCACAAATCCCTGCACGGTCATGTTGGTAATCACGTCCTGCCGGGTCGTACCTTCAGGCAACGTGAGTCCTTTGAAGTAGTTAGCCATCCTGTTTTTCCCTCAGAAATTTCAGAGCGTGTTCCTCTTTACGGAACCAAGCTTGCTGCATGCATATCATACGAACATCCGGGCGCTTGGGCCGCAGAAAAAGGTCGCCCTCGTCATTGACGTGAAAACCGTCACGAGTGTCGCCCTCGATGAGATGCTTCATCACCCACGTCTTTTTCACGTAATCGTAGTAGACGGTCCATATTTCGGTTGCACGTATTTTTTCCACGGTGTACCCCTCTCATAGCAGCGGGACCGCTCGATCGGTGAATAAGCGGTCCCGCACTCGACCGCTTATCAAGACCCGTGCGGTTAAGTCTCGAAAGCGGGAGGTTCACCATTATCTACGATTTGATTCCGAAATATTCGTCGAAGAAGAGATCCGCGTCCTCAACGCCGCTCTCAAGCTCAGCGTGCTTACGCATCTCCTTGATGTGCCAATGGTCACTCGTGACTCGCTGCGTGAACACGAAAGTGGGATCACATGAACCACAGGCGTACTTTGCGACGTCGATTGGCAACGTAAGATCAAACTTGCGGTAAACCAGTTTGCCTTTTACCCCTCTCACAAGCTCACTCTCACTGAAACCATGCGTCAGCGTACGAGGGTACCAATCCTCAAAAAGCTCACTCTGCCGGATTTCTAATTTAAGTACGTCACCAATTTTCATTATTCAATGACCCCGTAGTGGCGCATTACCCTATCAAAATCTGACGCCTTGATTCTCGCCCGGCGCACGCACACATCCCGCAACTGCTTGTACCCAGTAGGACCAAGCTCCTTAAGACGCTGAACCGCACCAATCCCGAACATAAAACATTCAAGACGGTCAACGGGTTTGATTTCGCTAATTTTGTAACGACGGCCTACGTATATCTGCTCAGCACCCACTATAACTTTCCGAGCATAAGCGAGTCCTCTCCGACGCGTAGGCGGCACTGAGGGTGTGCAACAACCGCTACCCCACCAGTCCAGATCGCAACTGTTCAGAATTTCACACACGAGGTACTCACGCGGCTTACCGGGCACTCGGTTACTCTCGCACTCCGGCCCGATCCAGTACCGCAGATTAGGCGTTACATAGAGCAGCCCGTGTTGAATACAGATGATTTCAGGCTTTTTGGTCTTCGCCATTTTCCTCTCCGATGAATTCACCGTAGTCGGTGATTAGTTTACCGTCTAAGTGATCGATCTCGTGCTGAAGACAACGTGCGGCTAAGCCGAAGAACGTTTCTTCCTTCAGCACGCCCTTGCGATTTGAATATTTCACACGTATCCGCATCGGACGGCTGATCATGACTTTGTTCTTGGCACCAAACGTCAGGCAGCCTTCAGCAGCCGGTTCCTCGTAGTCGATCGTCTCGATGATCACAGGGTTAATCAGCGCGAGGCGCTGCGTGATGCACATGACAACTACCCGCTTGCTACAACCGACCTGTGGTGCGGCAAGACCGATGCCCTTGTGCTTGGACATCAACCAGTACATGTCATTGATGAGCACCTTGAGTGCATCATCGATGTACTTGACACGCTCGGCCTTCTTCTTCAGCACCGGGTGATCCGGCGCTACCAAGCTCGTCCACTTCTTTGCTCGTCTGACCTTACCTTTACCCAACGTTCTTCCTTTCTTTTCTAGCCTTCTTGACTTTACGCTGCTCAGCATAATTAACCCTGACATTGAAGCCGAGCATCGAGATGAAATGGCACGCTATTCCCAGCACGCCAAAAGGTAGCCACAGCGGGAACAGGATTATAGTTCCCAGCCCCACCAGAAAGTCCTTCGTGTCATCCCACATGTCGTCCCAGTTCATAATTTACACCGCCACCAATTCGTATGCGAAGGCTTCATCAGCCTCGGAATTCCTCACCGTGAAAAAACCCTCTAAAAAAGAGTTCTGCGCCATTAAGAGGCGGGCGTAGAATGCCTTGTAGTCGTTGTTGAGCTTGAATTCCTCATCAGCTAACTCCATCGTCATCTGCCAGCGCATGACTTCCCACAGGCCAGCGATGCCGTACTTGCGGATACCCTTTACGTACAAGTTGTAGGCCAACTGGAACAACGTACGGTACACTTCAGGGTTCTTCTGGTGGAATTCCATGAAACGTACGGCTAACGAGTCTCGCATTCCTTCTCCTTGTTTTCGTAGTCCACCATTGTGGTGCAGTTTGTCAAGCCGCCCTCGATTACCGTTAAACGCTCAGCAAACGAAGCAAGCGTCCTCTCCAGATTGATGCCAGTCCCGTTGCACACGCGACAAACACCTGCATGATCGTGCCCGAGACCATCGCAACAGATACACTTGATGATGCCCTTTGCAAGCTCCTTACTCATCTGTTTTCTCCCTACCTTCCACTGTAAAACGTACACGAGCCTGCATGGTAGCAGGCTCGTGTTTCGTATGCAACACAGAAAGTCAGTCGTCGCTGAACAGCTTCTCCGCCATCATTGCTACGAGTAGCAGGGGGTCATCACCGCCTAGTTTGAGTTGCGCATCCGCCGGGTCAGCGTCGGGCAAGCCTACCGTCACGACCCAGCCGATACCTGCGGCACGCTGCAAACTGATGTCGTATCCCTTGTCCCCGATCTTGTCCATCGTCGTCACCATGTCATCAGGTGTCAGCCTGTCATCGTAAAATGGTGTCACGCCCCACCCCCTCAACAGCTTCGATTGGAACTTCACATAGTAAGAGTCTTCCTTACTGGGTAGTTCCTTGCCGTCTATGTAGACCGAGTACAGTTCGGCGTATGTCTCGCCCCATTTGCGATCATGAGCGTCAAGCAATCGCTCACGTGGGTCCCACCCTAAAAGGTGTGCCCACTCATGTAGAAGCGTATCCCAGATATTCTCTAGTTCGATTTCACGGTTGATGCGTATCTTGAACTTACGTCCGTCACGCGTACTCGTGCCATGGTCGACCATCTTCACACGCCGCACCTCGACCGGATAACGAGGTGGGAATTCGGCGCGCAGCCGTTTTAACAACGTACGGTAAGGCGGCGGTAATGACGGATGTGAGCTATCCGTTCTTCTTTTCTTGGTAGGCATCGATGAACCTCCGGCCTTGAGGGATTATCTTGTCAACTAAATACACGGGGTGATCGTTGACCATGCCGTGCTTCGCATCGAAGAAACAGAATCGCTGCACCGGGTATCCTGATGCAGCCATGTTTTCCTTCGCATACTCGTTGCCACTCTCTGCGCTGCCATTGGCAAAGCACCTGCGATAGTTGATCGTGATGCTGGACAGAGTGTGGAAGTGGCCCATGAACAAATATTCCCAAGGCTCCTCAAGAATATCTGCCCACCCTGACATCTTCTTGCCGATGCCGTACCACGGCATACCAAGCTGGCCCTTGATGCGATCGCCATGGATCAACAAAAGGCCCCAATCAAATACCCTCGCGGTAACGTCGTAGTCACCGATGTGAAAATGAATGCGATCCTTGAACTGGTCTCGTGGCAGCTTTTCCGTACCCTTGAAGATCAGCTTTAAGGTCTCGTAGAAAACCCGGTCCCAGTTCGTAGCGCCGATGCGGTACTTCTTGCCGTCCCACCCGTGGTTGCCTACCACGCACCACATATGGATCTCACGCACGATGGTCATGAGGTACAAGATGCCGTCAACGATGGCTTCAGGTGCGTCGAACATGGCCTGCTCAAGCACCTGTCTGTCGATGAGCAGCTTCTGCCCCTTGAAGACCGACTCACCCTCAGCGATATCACCGCCGAGCAGGATGTGCACGACTTCGATCTTGGCAGCAGTACGCTGCGCCTTGATGATCTCCCCGACTTTATGGAAATACAGCACCGTGCGCTGGTATGCGATGGTGCTGTTGTAGTTGTGCGTGGTCTTGCCGAAGTGCAGGTCGCAGAGGTGTGCTACGCCTATCCACTCTGGCTTCGTCTTGCGGGTGTCCTTGCGAGGCTTCTTGGGCACCTTCAGGACGAGTCCGTCCTTGAATATCTCAGCCAGATATGAGAGGAGCACCGCCTCACCGGATCGCTGCATATCGGCTTTTTTCGTGAGCCTTGCGATCTCGCGTTTTTGTGCCCGTACTAAAGCAGATTCGACCTCGTGATCATCAGCTTCCGCTGTTAGCTTCGAAATCCGCTTCAACTTCTGGGAATCTTTCTTCAATCTCGCTCCTCCAGCGTTTCAACACGTTGTGCATCGAGTCAGGAACGTACTTGATCCCGTATTCCTTGTTCAGCCATGCCGCCATTTTGCCCGTAGCCATGCGCTTGTTGGTGTTCTCGTTCATCCAGACGAACACCGCCAAATCGTAGATGATCTCGTCCCTCTTGGGGTGCCCGCCAATCATCGAGTTCGACGCCCTGTTCTGCTTGTTCTCCTCGTGAAAGTCTGTCAACGCACTCATACGGGACTTCTTTTTCTTGGCCATTACCGCACTTCTCCTTAAGGGACTGTGATTTGATTGCCTAAGTATATACGAGCCAATCGAAAAGGGCCGCTACAAAGCGGCCCTTAGCGTAAATTACATCTCGTATTTGATCAAATGTAATCCCAGCTACCCCACGTATCGGATTTCGATGTGGGGCTTCATGCACCGGCCTTCGAGTATCGTGCCTTTAACGGCCTCGACTACTTTCGCCTTGATGCTGCGCTCATCGCACTCGTACCGGCGGATGAACACTTGAATATCCGGAGCAGTGTCGCCGACGTACAACTGGAAGTACGCCCCACCCTCGGGGTACTTCTTGAACCAGTTACGAGCTTTCGCTAGACCAATGACACGCATTTACTTCCCCACGTCACTCTCATAAATAATGTAATCGGCGCTTGCTGTCTGCATGACGGATACCAACTCCGAGTGGCAGCGCGGACAACGCACGCGCTTCTTAGCACGACGCGTCTTGAACTCCCACTGACAGAAATGGCAGTGCCAGCCGCGCTCTCGAAATATCCAATCAAACAGACGGTAAAACCACATTATCGGTTATCTCCTGAACCGCCGATCTCACCACGGTCTTTACGGTCGTGCAGCTTCTCGATATTCCGCAAAGCCACCTCGGCCAACGATGAGCCTAATTCCGCAGCCAGACGATCCACGTACCACAGCACGTCACCAAGCTCATCGATGAGAGCATCGCTCGTTTCTTTGTACAAGTACCCTTGATCGTCACGATGAACCTTCTTGAGTTTGTTAGCGAGTTCACCAGCTTCACCGACAAGGCCAAGCACGCAGTAATTAACGCCTCGCATCTCTTCATCGCCGTGACCGGGATAGATCGCTGTGGCTGCTGCGTCCTCACTGTACCTGTTAAACGCTTCAGTGCGCTCGCGCACGCCTTTCTCTTTCAAGCGTTCCAAATACGGCTTTTGAATTGGCGACGGATAATAACCCTCGTTACTCATTTTGATTTCTCCTTGCGAGCTTTATCGATCTCGTCCTTGAGTTCCCAGAGCGCCTCTTTGCGATGACCTATGTGAGCCCACTCGGCATCTAGTGCGCCCCACGATTCACCGCAGATCCTGTGGAGTACCTCGCCGAGCCTATCTTTCAAACCAAGGTCGGTAATTACCACCATCTCGACATTATGCAGGGCGTCCAGTGACGTGAAGAAATGAAACCCTCCGGATCTCCACGCATCCGCCTCTGTTTTTCCAAATGCGCCACTTACTAAAACATCGTTCAGATTAAACAAGAAGTACAGCCCGGCCATGGCGGCAGGCGGTTCTGACTGTTTGACGTAGTAACCTAACACGCTCGCACACCAAGCGTTGAATTCGTGTTCGTCCATTACTTCTCCTGCGGCCAGATCGTCTTCAAACCGAGCATGACGTGCTGCTGCAATGTTGACACACCGTCGACGATCTCGGCATTATTCCACGGGCGTGGATAAACGATTGCATGTCCGCCCGCATCAACGAACTTCTTGCAGTTCTCTGCGCTGTCATCGATGAGCACTGCGTCATGTCTGGCAAGCTGCTCTTTGTGACTGGTGAAAATGAACTCCTTGAAGTCCAAACCAAAAATGTCCTGCAACCACAGCATCTTACCGGCCAGACAATCGGCGATACCTTGACCACGACCGCCCGGCGTTGACAAGAATATCACGCGAGCGAAAGTGTCTTTGAGGTTGTAGTAAAATTGACGCGGGCTGTCGTAACAAGGTAGGGTTCTCCAGAAACGTACGCCACCACGCTCGATCTGCCACCACATCTCCTCTTCAGGCACGCCGAACTGCTCTGACATCTCGTAATCGCCACGAGGCCAGCGACCAATAAGCTGGTTGTAATTAGGGATGTCTTTGTTGCAGTAATACCGCAACCAATCTGCGACACCCTTCACGATGTCTACAACAACCCCGTCCATATCGAGGTAGATTACCCGCCCTCGTGCGGGATCAGTCGCTTGCATCATTCCCATCGTTAAAGCCTCTCTTCATCGTCATCGAGCGGCTCGTAGTTTTCAAACATGCGCTCAATAACAGGGATTAAATCGTCTCTGTTACTGGACTTGGCCCGCTGGATGCACAAGTCGATGCTTGCCGTGAACTCATGCACGCGCACGGCCCAGTCACCGTCGCGCCACTCATCACGACGCTTGCGTGTTGTGTTTGTAGCGTCAAGGACTACCTTGTCATGGCCTGCCAGAAATAGCGCCTTGACCATTGTCTTTGCGATAGCCCACACAAAGGGCTCTGCTGCCTTAATATATGGTTGCTCGTGCATGGCTAACCGAATGCTATCGGGATTCACAACAGGAACCCCCGATGCACGTGCCCACATTGATTTACCTGCGCGGGGTAGACCCATCAGCATGATCAACATTTTTTCACTCACGTGTTCCCTCCACTCGCTTTCCGTTGTTAGATAAACGCCCGCGATGACCTTACCATCGCGAATCGCCTCTGGGAAATCAGGATGTTTCCGTTTAGCTAAACTCATTAATGCTCTCGATATCAACCAAGCGCACCCGCAGCTTATCGTCGATATCGGGGCGTACGGGCTCTATGTCGTCAGACAAAACCCGAACCGTAATCAGCTTATGATGCGCAGATTCACTTATCGCTTCAGCCAGCCACGCAATAGCATCCTCAAGCAGCATGTAGTGCTGAGCGTCCTGATCTTTGGTGGTCTGCAACCACACCGCACAACGGGAAGGCCCGCCGTTGGTGCCATCATCTTCGTAAAAATGAACGGGCGGCTCCATCTCACCACGCCTCTCATCGAATGACGGGACCGCGTGTGCCACATACGAGGCCAGTTCCTGCATAGTAAACATTGAGTCTATCCTTCCTGTTCTTTCAAGTAATCACCCCACAACTGAAAGGCTGATGGCGGCCCCATCATCGGACCAGCGATAACAGTGCCGTCGGCATCTACGTAGTCCACACGTACCGGTGCTGGTTCGGGGGCGTTGCCGTCGGCATCCACACAACCGTAGTCCACCACCAAATCGCCCGGCTCGAATGCTCTGCTCATCTGCTTTCCTTCCTGTTCTTACCTAATGAAATCGGCCCGCTATGATAGCGGGCCGTTGTTTCGTTTGCAACACAGAAAGTCAGTCCTTGGCCGCCTGCTTCGGCGGGTCGGTACTCACCGCAAAGCGCGTCGGGTCAGAATGCTTGAGTATCGAGAACGCGAGTTCCCGCATGGCCTCGTCGTAGCTATCGCCATACCCGGTGATGCCCTCTGCGATGTTTGGACCTATCAATGCAGAGCATTTAGGGCCGTCCACGCCTAGATCAATCTTGATTTCCCACGACATCAGTCTTTCCTTTCTTTAAGGCATTCAGAGCAGTTCGCCATCTGCCCTACAAAACCGCTCGCTAATCCAATGTGACCGCACTCCAGCCGCACCTTGTTCGAGCGATAGCCTGTTGTGTAATTGAACTGGATCATCTCAACGATTTTACGTCGAGGCCCCAACCTGCCACCTTTACCACGCTTACCCATTAGCGTGCCACGTCCTTATGCTTCTTGATGCGTTCAAGCAACCGCTTGGCCTGCAATGACCGCTGAGGGTGACCCTCTAAAAGAGGCATGATCTCTCGCGCTAACAGTTCCGCATCGTCCATGATGCCGCGCTGCTCACGCAAATACTCGATAACGTCCGCCCATGTGTTCAATCGATTAAGCAATGTTCTTCACCTCCGCTCCCGGACTCCAGTCCTGCCATGTTTTTAGATTGCACTCACGCACACGCGCGTTGCCCGGCACAGACACATACTTGACACGTGAGGGTTGATCGTAGCAACCTCTCACCTCAACCACAACCCTTACAGTAACACGCACCCCACCGTGTGTCCTCTTTGTAAGAACATCGCCGGGCCTCGGGTGCTTACACGGGTTACGTAGTTTCATTTCAGTCCCACAAAATGCAACGTCTTCTCATCTCTCTTTGCCGCTAGCATCGCCTTGTAAAACTCAAGTTCATCGACGACTTCATCCCCGAGGCAAAAGAAACCTTCTATTTTCGACCAACTTTCGAGGAACTTCGCCTTCGACCAATGACCCTCCCACAGAACTTCACCGAGAAATCCATGAACACGTCGAAAATCACGTTCCGTACAAATCAAGCTCACAGACGAGGCTTCGTACCTTTGCGGGCAGTAATTACCATTCCAAGTCATAAAGCCGGGAGTGTGGATTAACACGCTGGACCCGCACTTGATAATAACGTGTTGCTCAGCGCCCCAGTCACACCCACCCCACACACGGGGCAGCATCTCAATTTCACGTGGAACTAATTTCACGATCGATCCTCAAATACGAAGTTATACGCCCGTTCGAATAAGGCGTAGCGTTACCTTCTGGTTTTGATGTCGAAAAGCATTCGTAGCTGACCGGCCCCCACTGGCTGCCGGGATCATGCAGCAGGCCATCGTGGTAGACCATCCAGTGGCTGTGGTTTTTCCGAACGCCGTTCTTATTCAGCCACCAGATTTTCAAGATGCAGGTGTTCGGCCACTCAGTGTCCTTCTTCACACGTTCGAGCTTATCAGCACATTCTACGCCAACCGCACGTAAAGCTGTGACGAGATCCCGCGTACGTGTAGCTCGACGATGGCCTACTAAGTCGCAGGCGGTGTCAAAATCCAGTTCAGCGATCATTGCAACACAGGCTTGACCGCAACCGCGCTCTGATTCCTGATAGACATGCCTCACAACACCTGCTCCTCGCACATAATCAAAATGGCCGTAGTGACCAGTACCGCAATGATGTACGCTAAAGCGCCGAAGTAAAACCCAAGTTCTTCTCTATCCACGATCAAACCTCCGCTTCTTATTTTCAGCCATGGCGTCTCCTC